TAAAACAAGAACCCCACGGAAAATGTGGGGTTCGTCAGCAATCTGAGCCATCCATGCGGATGGCTTTTTTATGGACTCGGCAATGATTAACCGCTGACCTTCACCGCCGCCGCGGTTTTTTTCGCCAGCAGGACGGCCTCGTCGGTGGTTTGCGCGCTGGCCAGCGCCACGCCCATCCGGCGCTTGCCGCTGATTTCCGGTTTGCCGAACAGGCGGATCTGGGTGTGGGGAAGCAAGGCGCTCTCCAGCCCCTGATAGCGCACGTTCCGGCTATCCAGCTCCGGAAGGATCACCGCGGAGGCCGCGGCGCCGTATTGATGAATGGCGCCGATCGGCAACCCGAGAAACGCGCGGACATGCAGCGCGAACTCTGACAGATCCTGCGAGATCATCGTCACCATCCCGGTATCATGCGGGCGCGGCGAGACTTCGCTGAAAATAACCTCGTCGCCGCAGACAAATAGCTCCACGCCAAACAGCCCGTGACCACCCAGCGCTTTTACCACCTCGGCGGCTATTTTTTGCGCCCGCTCCAGCGCCAGTGGGCTCATTTGCTGCGGCTGCCAGGATTCACGGTAGTCGCCGTCCTCCTGACGGTGGCCGATGGGGGCGCAGAAGTGAATACCGTCCACCGCGTGGATGGTCAGCAGGGTGATTTCGAAATCAAAATCGACTAATCCCTCAACGATAACCCGCCCGCCGCCGGCGCGCCCGCCCTGCTGGGCATAGCGCCAGGCCTTATCCAACTGCCCGGGGTCCCGCAGCAGACTTTGTCCTTTGCCTGATGAACTCATCACCGGCTTGACGATACAGGGGTAGCCGATGTCGGCCACCGCCTGATGAAAGCCGGTTTCGTCGTCGGCAAAGCGGTAGCTTGAGGTCGGCACGCCCAGCGTTTCGGCCGCCAGGCGGCGAATGCCTTCGCGATTCATCGTCAGGCGGGTTGCCTGCGCGCAGGGCACCACGCGATGGCCTTGCCGTTCGAGCGTCACCAGCATATCGGTGGCGATGGCCTCAATCTCGGGCACGATATAATCAGGGCGTTCGGATCCAACCAACGCCTTTAACGCCTCGCCGTCCAGCATATCAATGACGTGGCTGCGATGGGCAACCTGCATGGCAGGCGCATTGGCGTAGCGATCGACGGCGATAACCTCGATACCCAAGCGTTGACACTCAACGGCGACTTCCTTGCCCAACTCACCGGAGCCCAGCAGCATCACGCGCGTGGCGTCGGCGCGCAGGGCAGTTCCAATCGTTAACATAGCCTATACCCGATCTGGTTGTGAAAAATGGGCGCAGTATAAACGAAAACGTTTGCGCGCGCATCCGAGGCCATGCGGCGGCGCGGGGAAAACGCCGCCGTGACTTGGCATCGGACGGGAATCGTGCCACTCTTTTTATTCCCGAACCAAGGACCTGAACACCATGACAGCACCGCAAGCAGCAAAAAGACCCCATCCGTTGACCGTTCATAATGATACCCGCATCGATAACTACTACTGGCTGCGCGACGACCAGCGCAGCGATCCCGACGTGCTGGCCTATCTGCAACAGGAGAACCGCTACAGCCGCGAGGTGATGGCGCCTTACGACGGGCTGAAACAGTCGCTGTATGACGAAATGGTCAACCGGATACCGTCGGAGGATATGTCGGTTCCCTACGTCAGAAAAGGTTACCGTTACCAGAGCCGCTATGAGCCGGGCAAAGAGTATCCCATCTATCGTCGCCAGCCCGAAAGCGTGACGGATAAATGGGAAACGCTGCTGGATGGAAATCAGCGGGCGGAGAATCATGAGTTTTATAGCCTGGGGACGCTGCAGGTCAGCCCGGATAATCAGCTGTTGGCGTTGTCGGAGGATTTTCTGTCCCGCCGGCAGTACGACATTCGGTTTCGCGATCTGCGCAGCGGCGAGTGGTTGCCCGACGTTATTGAAAAGGTCTCTTCCGGGGCGGAATGGTCGGCTGACTCCGGCACGCTTTATTACGTGCGCAAACATCCGCAAACCTTATTGCCGTATCAGGTTTATCGCCATCGGCTGGGAAACGATCCGGCGGCCGATGAACTGGTGTATGAGGAGAAGGATGATACCTATTACGTCAGCCTGGGCAAGACGACCTCGGAACGTTACATCATCGTTTACCTTAGCAGCACCACCACGACCGAGGTGCTGCTGATCGACGCGGCGCGCCATGACGCCGCGCCGCAGGTGTTTATCCCCCGGCGTAAAGATCACGAGTATGGCGTCGACCACTATCGGGACGCCTTTTACCTGCGCTCCAACCGGGAAGGAAAAAACTTTGGCCTGTATCGAACGCAGGAAGTAGGGGAAGGTAGCCTGGAAACGCTGATTGCGCCACGGGAGCAGCGCGTGCTTGAAGGTTTCGAGCTGTTTCGCGACTGGCTGGTGGTGGAGGAAAGGGAGCGGGGACTCACCAGCCTGCGGCAAATTCACTGGCAGACGCGGGAAGAGAAAAACATTACCTTCAATGACGCCAGCTACGTGACCTGGCTGGCGTATAACCCAACGCCGGAAACCACGCTGCTGCGCTATGGCTACGCGTCCATGACCACTCCGAGTTCGCTCTTTGAGTTGAATATGGATACCGGCCGGCAACGGTTGCTCAAACAGGCGGAAGTGAAGGACTTTAGCGCGGATAATTATTGCAGCGAACGCTTGTGGATTACCGCCCGCGACGGCGTTGACGTTCCGGTCTCCCTGGTCTATCACCGCGAACATTTCAAACCCGGCCAAAACCCCATTTTGGTCTACGGCTATGGCGCCTATGGCAGCAGCATGGACGCGGATTTCAGCGTCAGCCGGCTTAGCCTGCTGGACCGGGGATTTGTCTTTGCGCTGACCCATATTCGCGGCGGCGGCGAACTGGGGCAACAGTGGTATGACGACGGGCGATTGCTGAATAAAATGCATTCGTTTACCGACTTTATCGATGTGTCGCAGGCGCTGGCCGAAAAGGGTTATGGCGACCGGCAAAAAATGTTCGCCATGGGCGGCAGCGCGGGGGGACTATTGATGGGCGCGGTGGTGAATTTTGCGCCGGATCTGTTTAAAGGCGTCGTCGCGCAGGTGCCGTTTGTTGACGTGCTGACCACCATGCTGGACGAGTCCATCCCGCTAACCACCGGCGAGTATGAAGAGTGGGGGGATCCGAACGATCGCCGCTATTATGACTACATCAGGCAATACAGCCCGTACGACGGGGTAACCGCTCAGGGCTATCCGCATATGCTGGTCACCACCGGATTGCATGACTCGCAGGTCCAGTATTGGGAACCGGCAAAATGGGTGGCCAAACTGCGGGAAGTAAAAACCGATAAGCGTTTTTTGCTGCTGTATACCGATATGGATGCCGGGCACGGCGGAAAGTCGGGACGGTTCAAACATTATGAGGATATTGCGCTGGAATACGCGTTCCTGCTGATGGTGCTTGAAATCGACTGAGGTGGTGAGAGTAAACCCGCTGATGCGGGTTTACCGATCAGCATTGTTGGCTTTAAGTGATATCCGCCTGAGGCTGCGCTTTCTTAGCCTTTTTGTCCGCGCGCTTTTCAACGGCGGTTTTCAGGGGTTTTTTCTTGCTGTTCTTTTTGCTGTCCATTCCTTTACTCATTTCTGACCTCGCTTGGTAAAAGGTTGGGTTGCCAACCCATTAACCGCTTGTTTGGCGCGAGATGCAAGGAGAAAATATTTTTTATCGCGAAGAAATGTGTCGCCGGCAGACGCTATTTGGACTTAGGCTCATAGGGCAGGCGTGAGAACTGTAGCGACCGCTGGCGGTAAAAGCCGACGCGCTCACGGAAATAACCGCGCAGATGCTCCGGCTGTTCCCGCTCCACCATCTCAGGAATAACCGGCATGTTATAGCGTTCTTTAAAGGCAACGCCCGACGCGGCCAGATCCACATTCATCTTGTCCATCTCTTCTTTAGGCAGATCGGCCAAATTATGTCCCATGTGGTTTTCTCCTGCATATTGATTACCGTATTCTGTGCGTCAAGGTAAAACAGCGCCGGGAAAATGGCAAGACGCTGCCCTGACTGCCGTGGGCACAAAGCGGGTTAAATTATATTTTTTATTCTTTTTGATAATAAAAATAATTCTCAATCACGATAACGAATAATTTATTGAAAATGAAAATTAGTATCAATTCGGTAAAATATAATTATATGATTTAAAACGAAAAAATAATTATTTGTTAATTTAGTTAATGAGATGTTTTTATTTTTATTATTCAGGCATAATAAGCCGCGATGCATTTACCTGCCTGAGAAATAAGGAATGACTATGTTAAAAAAAGAAATGATCGAAAAATTGAACGAGCAGCTTAACCTGGAGTTTTATTCCGCTAATTTATATTTACAGATGAGCGCCTGGTGCGGCGATAAAGGTTTTGAAGGTGCTTCCGCTTTTCTGAAAACCCATTCTCAGGAAGAGATGGAGCATATGCAGCGCCTGTTCAACTATCTGGATGACACCGGCAGTATGCCGATATTAGGCGCCATTGCCGCCCCGCCGGTAGAGTTTGCGTCGCTGGCGGACGTATTCAAACTCACCTATGAACATGAGCAACTGATTACCGACAAAATTAACCAGCTGGCCCATGCCGCAATGGCGCAACAGGATTATTCAACGTTCAACTTCCTGCAATGGTATGTGGCCGAGCAGCATGAAGAAGAAAAACTGTTCAGATCCATCCTGGATAAACTGGCCCTGGTCAACGCCAGCGAAGGCGGCCTGTTCTTTATCGATCAGGATCTGAAAAAAATGGCGGCCAATGTGTCTGGTGGCGCAACGTCCTGAGTCCTTCAGACTGACTGAAACCCCGGCATAGTGCGGCATAGCGGCAATGCGCATCGGTTGAACGAGCGCATTGTCCTGCCGTGACGAAACCTTACCGTTACTGCTTTCCCCCCTCGACTTCATCCGGCACTATCGTTATGATCGCCGCTAGCGGCTATATAGTAACCCTCTGTTTTATATGGTATGAAGCCTGCCTTCGAGCTGGATAATCGTGCCGCTGCAACGGGGCGTAAGCGCCTGAATAATCATGCTCAGGAACAACATGATGAAGAAAATATTGTTATTGCTGATTCTCGCTTCACTGTCTGTTAATGCCTTTTCCGCCGCCAAGCTGGCGAATATAAGCCGTCTGCAATACGGAGAAGCCTGGGCGTTCACGCGGGAAGAGGTTCAGCTTATTTGCCGGCCAGGCAAAGCGCTGTATGCCCTGCATACCGGAACGTTGATGCAATATCCTCTTAACGACGTTGCTACCGCCCAGATGAAGGCCGGCCAGGTCAATGCCCAGCCGATAGACGCCATCTGGTTGGACGACCCCAAGCATCCGGGGCAGAAGAAAAGCTTACAGCCTTTTATCGAACGCGCCGAACAGCTTTGCGACCCTGAGGCTAAGCCATAAAGTGATTGATTCCTTGATTAAATGTTAATTTACCGGTCTTTAATGGTTGCGATAAAGTGTGAATTCTGTTCCGTTTGTGATAATTGCAAATGCACGAAAACTGGAAAACGCAAGGGAGTTGGCTACGCTTAGGTGACAAGGCTTGTTCAGCTTGTATAAATGCCAACTTTTAGCGCACGGCTCTCTCCCAAGAGCCATTTCCCTAGACCGGATACAGGAATCGTATTCGGTCTTTTTTTAAATCATTGATTTATAACGGTTTATTTTTCGGATACACGAAAATACACGAAAATTCCACGAAAATCGATATTCGGTCTTTTATAGATAAGTGTATTCTTTGCCCCTTGTATTCAGATATTTATCTGTCATTTTGACTGATTTGTGACCGAGTAACTTCTGGGCAAACTCCTTTCCTTTCTCCTTCTCATAGAGTCGCCCGGCCAGACTTCGTATTTCATGAAAAGTTGGCGGGCTTTCATCAAAAACTATGCCTGTGGCTTTCCTCGCTTTAACGAAACCCTTGGTCAGGCTATCGGGATTCATCATGCCATCAGGGCTATTTTTTCTTATACCAGCGCTGATGAGATAGTCGGTATTGCTGGCATTCCGGCATTTATCAATAACATCCCCAAGAGAGAACCTGGCGGCTTCCAGTCGCAAATCCATTGGCAGCGCCAGCATGCTGCCGGTTTTACCCTGATCAACTCGTAAGCGGCCATCAATGATATGACAGAAGCGCATTTGCGAGACATCTTCGCGTCGTTGCCCTGTGATAAGCGCCAAGTCCATAGACAAAGAAAACCACATTGGCTGTTGTTCCGCAGCTTGACGAATGGCTATATATTGCTCAAGTTCTAATCGTTCTCGCTTCACTTCTGATGTGGGAACGCGTGTTGGCATTACCGGGTTATTCTCAATATGCCCTTCAACAATTGCTTCACGAAAAATATCAGAGAGAACAGATCGTAAACCTCCCGCCATTGATAGTTTCCCCTGTTGAAAATATATCTCCAGAAATCCAGCTATATCTCTTGTTGAGACGTCCTTTAAGGCCTTGTTCCCCAATGCCTGCTGAATTGTTGCGATTTGACCAGCTCGGATCTTGTAAGTGTTTTCTGCCAAGTCACGGCGCTTAATAATCACATCGTAACGCTCCAGCCACTCAGTGAGTGTGGTGTCTTTTTTCTCTTTTAACCTTTCAATGAGTGCTACTGGTGCATAGTTTTGTTCAATGTAGTTATTTGCCTCTATCGCCTGGCTTATAGCATCCCGCCGGGCAATCTGACCCAGTGGAATTTCTTTCCCGGTAATGGGGTTCCGCCAATAGTAGGATTTATAACTACGGCGGTATGTCAGGTTTCGAGGCAGATTGGCGTCATATTTTTCCGGCCTCTTTGCCATGGATGAGTCTCTCAACTAACGGTGACTGAATTTGTTTTTCCTGAATTAACTTTCGTGCCAGAGAAAAACTTTTGGGATTGATATAAATAGCTTCTTCGCGCACCCGGTATTCCCTGCCGTGTTTTTCTGGGGCAGGGTAAATTTTTCCGTTTCTCGCCCAGCGCCAAAGTGTTTGCTGTGACGGGCGAGGCTCTTCATAATTTCGCTTGGCCCATTCTTCTAGAGTTAATAATTTGGTCATTGATCAGTCCTCATAAAAAGGGCATGTCAATGACACGCCCATATTCTGGTCGTTTGGTGTGCGTAGGGAAGGGACTTGGTTAGTTAATTTCGATGTAACACTGGATGAGTAATTGCCGCCCAGCATAGTTTGTTCTCATCGTGAATTCCGCGCCCGCCGTCATCCCAATCAACGAGATACGATACCGGCTTGTCTTCGTGTTCTGGATAAATAGCCATCACAACGCCTTTTCCTGTTGCGTGCGGCTGGTTCAATTTCACGATGGCATTGATAGGGAATTTAGCCATTATCGATAACCTCCATAATCAGAGATGCTGTAATAAATGGTGTGTTGAGAGGTAGGAAATCAATAAGGAATAACCACATCGTTAGGGATGTGGTGATATTTTACGTGATGGATTACCATGTATCCGCCCGTGGAAAAATCCATTGGCGGGGATTTGCAGCCCCCTCAGATGTTGTCCATCAGCTTTTCTCAGCTGGTGCGCCTGTTCACGCCTGTCTATGGCGGTCCAGGCGGGGGGAGGATTTATCCTCGCCGGTTTGACAACATCCCGGTCTGCAAACCCTCGTCTGGATCGTCACCATCAAACAGACGTGAGGATTATCGATATGCCCACACCAACCCATGATTGGCACCCAGCAGATATTATCGCCGCCCTGAAAAAGAAAGGAACGACGATGGCTGCCGTTTCGCGTGCTGCCGGATTAAGTTCATCAACGTTGGCTAATGCGCTTGCGCGCCCCTGGCCGAAAGGGGAATGGTTGATCGCCGAAGCATTGGGGATTCCCCCTGAAGAGATCTGGCCCAGTCGGTATTACGACGTTGACGGACGTCCTCTGCATAGGGTAATTAGAGGGGTGCGTCCACCGAGTAGCGATTAGTCGTAGAGCCAGCGGCCAGATTTTGCTGACTCGGAAAACATGCGGATGGTGAGAGGTGTTTTGTCGTTTTCCACCGGCTTCTTAGAAAACCAAGTATGCCAGAAAGGTGTATCCCGCCATGGGTAGTAGTTGTCCCAGTTGAAGCGGGACATGTCTACGCCGAATGTTTCGCCGTACTTGTCGATTGCATAATAAAGTTCATCCCCTTCCGCATATTCTTGCAACACAGTATCGAGTTCTAACGGAATAGTTTTAAACGTCAATGTTGCCAAGGTGGAGATCTCTTCTTTGAAAAAACTTAGTACATCCTCATCCGTCACCATAGCTTGTCTTCTCCACGGGCAATATGGTTATACTCCACAGTGGTTAGAAAGCTGATCCTGGCAACATCGTTGGCCAGAATCACCCACCCAACAACCGGCACCGCACGCCCTACAAACACGCCAATGTTATTGACCATTATAACTTTTAGATGTCGAATAGAATATTTTGTCAGCGTCGGTAATAACCTTCTCTTCAGCCGAATGTCCAAGTGCTTTCGAAAGAAGAGCGATGCACGTGATGTGCCGGGAGTTGCCGTGCTGGGCTTTCCAGAAACAGGAATGTTATTATCCCCCAAAACCAAAGCAGCCACGGCGGCTATGTCATGAACTCCCAACTGTTTCTGGACATTCTCAACGAATACCCAAAACAGTAATTCGTGGGCCGTTAAGTTACCCATACCCTGGTAAAAATAGGTTCCGCCCAGTTCCTCTGTAGTATCCATCCATCCCTCCAATCTGGATTCATATAACTGACAGATAATATCTGTCCATCTCCATTGTTTTTATCAGAAAAAACCTATTCGTTCTTGTTTAAATCCCACTATATTTCTGAGCAAATTGACTATTTCTTTCCGTTGACGTCCGCCATTTGCTGATATCGGGGATCGTTGGCATTCGGCAGCGTTTTACTCACCCCCCTATAATACGCCAGTCGCTCACGGAAATACTCACGGTACTTCTCCGGCTGTTCAGATTCGATTTGCGCCGGTATCACAGGCATATTCATGCGTTCTTTATATGCAACGCCACTGGCGGCAATGTCAATATTGACTTTGTCGCGCTCTTCCTGTGGTAAATCACCGAGATTGTATGACATAGCTACCCTCCTTGATGGAGTATAGCAGGGGGGATATTGATTAATGCATCTGCTGCGCCATCCTTATCGCTTCTTTTTTCGTGATTTTAGCCAGCGAGCTTTCCGGTACGCTGTTATATCCGGACCCCAGTCTTTTGATAACAACCACGTCACCATCGTAAGCAACTACGCGGCATGGAGACTTTTCCCACTTACTTGTGTGAATGCAATAATCACCAGCGTTGAATTGCATTTTCACATCCTTACGCTGCGGAGCGGCGGCGAGCATTGCATTGTAAATGACAGACGGGTTGTTGCCGCCCATTTCTTCCATGTACTGCCGTGCCGCCCGACCAGCGGCACTAATCATTGCGTCGGTTGCCGTCTGCGGAACTAACGCCCAACCATCCGGAATTACCGGAGAGTTCGAATTGTCTAACGCTCGTTTTATCGCATCCCGCTCAGCCGGAGTGAACCGATCAGCCTTTGCCGCTTCAGTAAGAATCTTGTGAGAGGCTTTACGCTGGTGGAGCATCATTGCGAAATTAGCAACATCTTCGAACGTACCTGGGTTTCCCTTGACCAGGTGAGCTACCAACATCGCCGCCAGGCTTTCCACGCTACAAAGATGCGGGTCGTCCCATCCACGCCGACCTTTAGCGCGAGACTTTGCGAGTTTGGCTTTACACGCAATAGCAAATCGATCAAACGCTTCATCATCTGAATGTTGCAGTACCTGTTCGGAATTACCGGACAACTTCACGCCGGCGTCTTTGAGCGCATAAATAACGTCTCCGGCATACATAACGCATGAATTCACATCGTTAATTTTCACCCAAACTTCAGGCGGCAACTTCACCGCCCGCGCCTCCAGTTCTGCGATACGTTCTTTCGACTCTTCGTACGCAGATCGATAAACCTCAGAAAGATGCTGCAAGTTCATGAAGGCGGTCGTCATTACTGACAGCTTTTCCAGTGAATCCTTGCATCGGGGAATGGCATCCTGTTCTCCACCAAAGTGCAATGCAGCCAGGTTTGCTTGAAACGCGTGGAAGTGTTCGCCGCAGTGAAAGCAAGTCCAACCCTTAATCTCAGCAATGGCAGCATCTGGATTTACACCCATCAGGTCGTATTCACAGATATAATCAAAACTGGTGTCTTCAGTCTCCGGAGCGGGTTTGTGTTGGTTGTGCATCGTTGCTCGCTGAACAACGACACCCCAGCATATTTGTCCTGTCTCGTCAGGCCATCCTTCGCCAGCACAATCACGGCAGTAATCCAATGCATCCTCTGCCTGTTTGATCGCCCCTCCCATCGTGTCGTGCTCATCGTATATTGCGTCAGGACCTTCATATGTGAAGAACCGCAATCCCTTTCCGCCAAGGGCTAGAATTGTTTGTTTCAGCGCCGTATTCTCAGCAGCCAATTTTTGCCGGTCTACATCGTAGTTATCAGTCAATGCGCGGTAGTGATCGAGTTGTTTCTCCAACCTCTGATAGTCCTTTAGCAGCACGAAATCCCCAGATGCCGTGCAAATCATTGCGTTTTTTGTGTGTAAATATCGTTTAATGGTCATTGGTCAGTCCTTATTGCTTATTGATGTGTTTAAATTCGATCACCCAGCACCACGGATTGCTGACCCAGCTTTCCTCGCCATAGATGGATTTCCAGATCGTGGCAAAAGAGCCTCTGGCGCTCAGTTGGTGCTGAGTCCATCCAGGCTGGTAATGCCGCCAGTATCCGCCGCGTAGCTGCTCAACTCCTTCTGCCCTTGCATCCTCTTCACTGATATCGTTCAGCCGCTCTACGCGCACGTCGGTGGTGTCTAGCAGAATGCGGCTTGCCCAGCGAGGCATGTGGATTGAGGGAACAATTTTCCCTTCACCACCGCGATAGCGGTACAAGTCGATCCATAAGCCAGCGTCAAGCGGATGAGCTTTGATGGGAATCTCTGCTTGATCTGCTGGATAGCAAACTACATCCAGACCAGATTCCAGTTCTTTAGCGTGGACCGTCTCGCGCACATACAAACGGTCGCCAATCTCACCGAATGGGCAGCGATATATCTTTTCGCTGGTATCCATCCACGGCCCGCCACGCAGTCGAGCTAAGCCGTCTTCATCCGGCTGCGGCTTTACGATGCGCCGCGTCTGCGTTTTCTGGCCGGACAAAATCGCCCGCACCATCTCGCTATTGAAAATAATCGGACGTTCTTTCACTTAACCCTCCTTACCCAGCCGTGCCAGAATCACCGCCTTTGACGGCAGCGGTAATTGCTGAGCCAGTTGCCATTGCTTGCGCTGCGTCTGCGTTTTATGCGTCAGCAGTTTGCGGATATCGCCTACCGGGATGCTGGTATCTTTGGCGATCACGTTTTCGTTGATGCCGCGGCGGTGGAGTTGGTAAACCGACAGCATGATATTGGCTGAATAGCGTCGTCGGGCGCCGATACGCGGCGTAACAGCAGGCGATGCCGTGGGGAACCGGCTGCCGACATAGATCGGCTTTGGTTCCGGTTTATACGGTTTGCCAGTGTGTATTGCAGACCGGGCGCGCATACGATGGATAATGACGTGCGTCCAGTCGCAGTGGTCGTCTTCTGCTTTAAACAGGACGCCTACAGGGTGTAATTCTTCTTCCATGCAGGCAGCCTCATTATGTCGAACGGGGCGCAGGGATGACTCCAACACGTCAGCGACGGTTGTGATGGTGGTCATAAGGTGTTTCCTGAATGGTGAGGGTGGTGAGGGACTTAGTTGTTCACAGTCTGAACAGTCCCGATGTGTCGCAGCAACGCGGCGCAGATGCGCGAAAAATCGCTTTCGTGGTAGAGCTTTGCGGCTTTGTCCGTGGCGGCATGCGTGATGCCCAGGCGCGCTAAACCGTCGGCTGTTAGGGTGATAGGCGCCAGACGATCGTTGATTTGCCCCAGGCGTAGCGTAGGTGCAGCATTCGGCTCGGGCTGCGGGACGTTTCTTGCAGCCTTTTTTACTGCCTCTGCGAGCAACTGCGGCGCGGTGGTTTCCATGCTTTCGGTTTCGCGGGCGGGAGGTTGTCCCTGCTGCTGTTCAGCCTCCAGACGCGCAACTTCTTCCCGGCGGATACGCTCGCGTTCGGCTTCCAGTCGGGCTTCTTCCGCTTTCTTGTGTGCATCGATACGCGCTGTTATCGCCAGTTTGAAATCATCGAACGGCTTGGCGGCCAGTTGTTGCAGGTCGGCCAGCAACGCGCGATAGTCGGCGGCGTTGGCATCAATCCAGGCCAACTTCGTGCGCAAGTCGGCGGCCTGCTGGTCGGCGGCTATCTTGCCGTTCGCCAGCGCGGTATCGATCTTGTCTTGGATGCTCGCCAAGGTTTTCAGCCCCTTGATTGCACCGGCAAAGTCCGGGATGAGCACGTCCAGGCGCAGTCCGGAGATTTCGCGCTGCAGGTCGGCTACGTGGGCGGCGAACGCCTGGCGGGCCGCCGACACTTTCTCCGCGCGCCGGCGCTCCTTCTCGCTGGCTAACAGCTTTTCTGCCATTAGCCGGTTGTCGCGCACCAGCTTGGCGAGCATATCTTTTCGGCGCTTCGCTTCGTCGACGCTCTGGATTTGTGCCAGCATCATCGCCTCGGCGGAGTTCAGTGTATCTTCCGCCTTTTTCATCGCCTTTATTTGCAGGTCAAGGTCGGCGAAGTCCTGGTCTGTTTGAGGTTCGCGGATCAGCTTGTTTTCAAGGAAGTCGCGCAGTGCTACCTCGAAAATCTTGAAGTTTTCGCGAACTTCGATTTGCCCGTTGACCTGCACTGATACCGCCGGCAGGTCCTGCACTGCTTCGGCGACCACCGCAGGTTTAGCCTCTGGCGGTATGTAGTCAGCCAGATCGCGGTCGAACTGTGCCCAACCAGCGCGGATGCGCTCGAACCATTCAGCGTCCGGCAGCACCTCCATGCAGACGAGGTTTTCCGGCGTGCCATCGGAGACGGTGAAAATTACGCGCCGTGCGCCCGTCACCAGCATGATCTGCTGACATTGGGGCATGTGTTCTTCTGGCAGCACCCCGGCGTACACGGATGCGGCCAACTCGGCCGCCCACTGCTTGTGCTCAAACGCGGTATCATAGAGCATCGTCAGGCCGTCGCAGGACGCCGATAGGTTGCCGCCCTCATCCTCGTTGGAACACGTCACCGGGTAGAGGTCTTCGCCGATAATCTCCTCGACCAGCGGCCGGGCCTGCGCCTCAACCTGGTGGCCGTAGTCGAGGATGTTGGTCTGCACCCAGTCGGAGAACTCCTTGGGCGTGCCGGAGTGTTTGATACGCAGCAGTTCGGAGCGTGTCGTCTTCTTCGACAGGCCCAGCATCGCAGCAGCCTCGCTGGCGCCGTGATGGGTTAGGCGGAAGGCTTGCCAGGCGTCGGTGCCTTGTGTTAGGTCATGAATGCGCATGGGATACTCCTTGTGTAAGTGCCTTCTGGACGGGCCAGCCGTATTTGGTAATTCGCATGGCGATGGTTGATGCCTTGATACCAGTGCGTCGCGACCAGCCTGCATAGGTGTCGGTTACGCCGTTGAATGTCAGCCAGCCATTTCGCTTTGATCCTCGACCGAGATCTGCAGCCCCGTTTTTCACCCTGAGCCACATTCCGGACACTGTGAGCCCGGCTTGTGACGCCAATTCGGGAACGCGCTGAGAGCGCCCATCAACTTCGACGCGGATCGTGTTCCGTTTGTTCGCAGCTTGCTCGGCGCGCGTAACCCAACAGCACTTGCTGGGCTCGTAGTTGCCGTTTACATCCCTGCGTTCGATTGTGTGGACAGACGATGGCCTTGGCCCCATGTCCGAGTAGAATTGGGAAAACGAATCCCATGCCGCGCAGACGGAAATTCCGCAACCACCATAGTTCTCGAATTCGGTGCTGTGCGGGTTATTGCAGCGGGTCCGCATATCCGTCCACACCCGGTATTCAGGCATGTTCGTCATTCCATGTTGTTCCCGCTTCATTATTGGTTGCTCCCGCTATTGGCCCACGATGCGATTTCCATTTTCTGGTCGTCGGTGAGCAGTTCCTTGGTCTGAATCATTGCGATCAGGTCGTTCACCGACTTACCGCCCTCGATAACCTTGCGCCATCCGGCTTTCTTCTTCCCAAAGGCTTCATCGCTGCATGCCGGCAGCGAGTCGCCTTTCGAGCCACTGCCAGCACTGCTCGCATTGGCGTTCCTTCCAGTGGTCTGCTGTTCAGCCTTGTTCTCCATGACGGATTTCCACGACGATTCGCCGTCTCGGATGGCACCATAAATACCGCGCAGGTTGACCAATTCGGCGGGAGAGCAAGTATCAAGGCTGTGGCCCAGATATTCGGCCAGATCAGCAGCCTTAACGCCGATTTCTCCGAAGGCGTCAGCGATGCGCTTGCGCTCGGTGTCGGGGTCGCGTGCAGCCTCATCTAATCGGATGGCCTTGATGATGGACTCTGCTTCGTCTTGAAGATCGCCTGGAATGATGCGCAGTCCTAGCGTGCGGATGGCCTTTGAAATTTGCGCGGCGCGTTTGTTCAATAAGTCATCGTCCGTGGCTGGGACCGTATAGACGTTCTTGTTGTAGCTGTTCTTGCGCACGCTGATGTAACTGCCGTCATCGGACGGCTTCGAGCGTTCGACGGTCTTGGTTACGCGCACGTCCAGCGGGTAGGTGAGGTTGGATTCCAAATCGGTCACGGAGACGCGGTGGATTTCCTTGTTCTCGTCCTCGAAAATCATGCTGGTTTCCACCAGCACGTTCGTCATACAGCGTAGCGCCACCTCGACGAAGCGGATGCCCAGCCCCTCCACGCCGTTACCGATGGGTTTGCGGTAGTAGGCGCTTTTGTTATTGGCGAAGCTGGGGCGCCGGCATTCCTTCAGCAGGTCTTGGCGCACTTGATCCCATTGGCGGGGGCGGCGCAGTGCCATGATATAGCGGGCCTCAACCATCGCTTTGGCTTGCGCAGCTACCGCGGTGGCGGAAGTTTCCAGAGCCGTCAGGGTGTTGCTGACGCCTCCGAAATCCTGGCGTACTGCCAGGGCTTGAGAATCATGAAAAGTCATTGGTCAGTCCTTATCAAAGAAATAATGCCAAGGTGGCAAACGCGGCAACCGTAACGACAATGACGAACGTCAGGCCGTGCTTTTGCTGCGGATAGTGGTGGATGTTGTGGCTGCCTATGCGGTGTTGGTACTGGATATGTTTTACGGACACGGTATACTCCTTAGCGATCGGGTTGGTCCCCGATCAACTGCTGATGATCTTTATGGTCATTGGTCAGTCCTTATGGTCATGCGGTTTGGTCGCCGCTGACCGGGATAGCCCCGGCGAAAGCTGGGGCTTTTCTCTCTAATTCGCTGATGCGCCCGGCCTTAACCGCCATGGCGAATACCTTTTCCTGAAACTTATTCAGAAATTCTTCCATTTCCGGCGATTCAACCAGTGCATAAACCGGTCTTTCGTCGGTGCCTGGCACGATGCATTCATCCGAGATCAGTTGCTTCATTCGATTAAACAGATGCGCATTGCGCCGCAGATAGTTAACGCGTTCAGCCAGCACCGCCTGTTCAACCGGATCATGTGGCAGTCTGCGCTCGTACTGTTCCCGGCGTTCCTCCTGCATCCGCTGATAGTTGTACTCGTACATATGAACCTCACTGTATGCCAATGGGCTTACTCATGCGCCCGACACAGGCGCATGGTGAAAACCTACGACTTTTCCTCATTGATGCGCTGGTACGGAAATTTGTCCGTATTGGGCTTGATGTTGCGATAGAAATGGGAGCCAATGGACTCGGCGCCGGAGAATGCCGCGAAATCGTCGGCATTCACGTTGCTGTAGTGGTAAAGGCTGCCCGGCGCGTTATTGCGTCCGTTGAAACGAATGGCTAGCGTGTTGGTCGCCGGGTCGTGGCCGATGCTGTGGATCTGTGATGATTTAACGGGGGTCATTACGATTGGCATTGGTTAGTCCTCTTAGTTTAAGTACATAGTTCATGCAGTAGGTCGGACTGCGTTCTTTCCAGAAATTTTTGTTCTGCATTTTCTGGCTGGGTGGGTAGTAACAAACGGTGCCTTGCGGCGTGCGGAAAATCAGGGTGTTATTTCCTTCTTCCAGTTCAACGCCGTTCCTGATGAAAAACGCTTTAATGCGCTCGTAGGCGCCATCGCGAGCCCGGCGGCGGCGCTCTTTTATAAATGGCTTGAGATCGCGGTAGTAATCGCCAACGTCACCCATTCTGTTGTTCCCTCACTTTCCGCATGAAATCACTATCTGGTGCTGGCGGTTCCAGCATTTCTCCATTACCCAGGTAGTCAGGATTCATGTATTGCTCATGGAAGATATGGGATTCTTCCTGGCAGTTGGGGCACCAGGTGCTACCGTGCTTGTTGGTGCCGCACATTTCGCAATATTTAGTCATTACGGTTGCTCCATAAATAAAAAAGCCGCATATAAGCGGCGGTTCCCGGTGTTGGCGATGTCATCTACCATTTTTACCTCTCTTAGACGGCATGCGGTGATCGGATAACCACTCCCAGATATGGAAAACGGTCGCGATAACGACTGACAACCCAGCCAGGATTGCCAGCGCAAGAAGGATTTCCATTGCGGACCTCTTTCGACGGGCGAAAAAAAAGCCCACCGAAGTGAGCTTGATTTCATGTTGGTTAGTAAACGCCGCGGGGGATAGTGCTACTACCGCGCATTTTTTGCCGCCCGCTGGCCGTATAGCCAACGTAGCGATCGGGGTCGGTGCCATCGGGCAGGGGCTTTTCAGTGCGCCGGGGCAGCAGGGGGAAATCCGGTGCCGGTTTGCAGCGAGCCATAACCGCAAGCGCTTTGCCTACGCGGTCACTTTTGCATTGGGCGATACGCTGAATATTTTCTATCCTCTGCCGCAGAGTTGCAGAACGCCGTTTTTTACGTGGTTTGGTCATTGGTCGGTCCTCAGTGGTTAGTGCGCCACGTTGGCCGGCGCTCTTTGATTGTGGTCCCGGTTGCCTCTGGGGCTGTTTGTCCAACCAGACGTTCCGTTGGCCCAAGCGCAGCAGCTTCTTCCATTTCTCACATAAGGGTGCTGTTGTGGCACCGGGGCGCTATCCCGCTTACTTCCCGCCGCTCCGTTTTTGTCTTGGTCACCAGTTGCTATGACTCAGCCGATTCACGGGTCTTTGCGTCGGCCGGCGCTGCATCTCGCTTAAGAACGCCACAACGGAAAGAGCACTATCGCCGGTTCTCTTGTCAGCCTGCCAAGCAGCCGCCGTCCCCTAAATGCTCTTACCTGTTGTGTGCCGGGCGCTACTCCGGCGGATCTCTTGGTTATCCGGGGGCTTCCACCTCGGCAGCAGCGCGCTTCAAAATTCAAAAGAAAAGAGTTACTAAAGCAAACGACAACAAACTGATGAACACCACGCCGAACGCATAGAGCACGGCGATCGCGAGTAGCGCCCTGATAAAAGAGTTGTTGCCCATGGTGATCGTCTCATTCAGCGGTTTCATTCATGCCCCGCATGGTGAAATCACTTATCGTTTGTAGTTGCGTGCGCGGCAGAGGCAATACTTGACTGCGCTTTCGTAGCCTTCTACGGCTCGGCGCTTAGCCCACTGCCGCTGACGACGACGCCAGCGGCGGCGATCACCTTCAATTCGTTTTGATGCAGTAGTTTTAATTGCTAGTCTCATTGTATTCCCCTCGTTCAGTGGTCTTATTGCAGCGCCCGGCGTCGGACGCTGAGTAAAATCACTGCCATGTTTAGCCGTAGCCGTCTCACCGGTACATGCGGACCGTTGGTATGGAGACTTAACCTGACTGTTAAAGAGCGTTCCCGGAGGGGATGAAGTTAGTTTATTAAATAGTTAACTTTAAAGTCAAGTAATCACTAAACAACAATTTGTAATTTGATATTAGCTTGTTGTTTTAGAAGGGGATTTATTTTCTTTTACATGTGGTGTATAAGATTTATCTGAGCCATGATGAAAGGAGTGCGGGGCGATGCGTTGGCTCCTATTTCTTATTTTAAAAGTGATTGATATATAGAACGTTTATTTAAAAATAAGGACCTTACATGAAAAAAATAATTCTTATCACAGCAATATCTTTTTCTCTAACTGGATGTGCAACTTCGACCGACAAGCCGGTAGAAGTCGTGGATGCTGATCGTGCCAGCGGATTCGTGACAGTGGGATTCGTTAATGACACCAACATGCCTTTGGTTGACAACGGAAGCAAAGCTCGTTGGGGTGATGCTGTAGGGATTGCTTCAAACGTGTGTCGAAAATGGGGATATGACGGTGCAGAAGAGTTAACCCCCCATACTCGAATTGATGGCGTCAGAAATGGGTATGGGCAATTACTGAATGGAAGTATAACGAAGAAATATCAGTGCTTCGGTGGTAAGCCGCACTGATTTAGAAAGCCCCTTTTTCGCCAAAGGGGCTCATCATCATGGAAACCAGAAGAGGCAGCAGGGCACAAAAATCCCGCCGGGTGGGAATGATGAAAGAAAGAGCGGAATGTGTCAGAAGAGTAGTCTTGCCGCAGTCAACGTAAGACCAGCTATGCTTAGCACGGTCACGATCATCCAAACGATTTGCCTGTTTATCGCGGATGTTATGGCGGTGGTCATTTCGCTAGTACTTGGCTTTTTGGATAACTTTTCGTCCATATCAACCTGTTTTTGCAAAATAACAGCAACATCACGGGCTGCTTCGGCAGAGGTTTTACGCAGGTCTCGGATATCCACCCTAGCTTCGGCAAGATTTGTTTTAATGTCTTCGACATTAGCTTCCAGTTTAGCAACCCTTGCCTCAAGCATGTCATCACCTCCGCCACCTCCTGAATCTGATTGTAATGGACCACCCTTTGTAAATCCAGCGGAAGCAGCGCCGGATTGAGCCCTTGTCTGTGATATTGATGCGGCAGAGGTGGCTGCGGCATACTGTTCTTTAATTGATGCATTTTCGTAGTATGCGTTAGTCATTTTTAGTTTTATTTTCTACAGGCTCAGTAGCCTCTTTTGCGAGGGCGTTTTCATGCTGATCGATGATAAATTTTGCTAATTTTAACATAAGCTCTTCTGACATACGGATGGTGGCCATGTTGTATTTTGTTACAACAGTGGGGACATTGACTTCTTGATCTGTATTTGGCCATTCAGTTACATACTTAAAAAATGAGATAGAACCAAGTCGTCCACTACCTTCACCGAAAGAGGCATAACCAAACGCATCAGCGTTCTCATCTACATATACCGCCGCTTTTTTTATTAAATTCTGATTATCATCTGCCATAGTTGTTTATCCTTGTGGTGATGTGAAGATATCACACCGACAGCATACGGGGCTGCGCAGTTACAACAACACCGAATACCAGAACACCCGCCCAATAATTTCAACCTCAGATTCATAGGCTTCTTCATCCAGATCCCGGTTAAAGCTGTGAATCACCAACACACCACCTGGTTTACGGTAAAGTTGCTTAATGCGTTTCAACTTGTCATTACCACCGCCTTCTTGAGCAATGGCATATAGCTTGCCATCAATAATACGCTTGTTATTCGTATCAACAGCAACCGTTGTTCCATGTGGAATGATGGGCTCCATGCTGTCGCCGGTAGCGGGGAAGCATAAAACGCCAGAGCCGTCAGTATTGGCACCGACTTTCCGCAGCGTTGATTTAGAAAACCGCAGTCTAAACCCGTTGTGATCCTCACTTTGAATTCTCCCGTCACCGCAGGCAAATTCGATGTCCTTTAAGAATGGCACCTCTACTTCATCCTCTGAGAGTGCTGTTGTGTCGTCCCAGGACGCTACGGTGCCCCATTCTGACTGCGGAGGGATGGAGGATTCTTTATCAAGGTCAAGATATCCTTCGGGCATGCCATAGTCACGCTCAAGCCTCCTTGCTGCTTTTTCGCCAAAAGCAGCTTTCCCATTCAATAACTGGGATATGTAGCTTTTTTCTTTTTCGGGGATGTTTCTCTCCGAAAACCACTCTTTGAGGTGAGTGCGCCTGATTTCTCTTATGTCCATGAAAGCATTTTGATTAGTATTCGTTAAACAAGCAAATGCTTGACTTTGGTTTAGTGTTAATTAAACTCAACACTAAACAAAGAAGAGGTTTCCAATGGAACTAAAAAAGTACATCAATAATCTGGAGCGTGGCGGAGCCAAAAGACTGGCAGAAACGCTCGGTGTTTCACGTTCCCATTTGTCGCAGATGGCCTCAAGGCGCTGTCCAATCTCGCCTCAACGGTGTGTTGAGATAGAGGTGGCGACAGATGGATGCGTTAGTCGGCAGGATTTGCGCCCTCACGACTGGAGCAAAATCTGGCCCGAGTTGACTTCTAATAAACCTGGTTCTGACCAAACCAGAAACCATAACGTTTAAGGACTGACCAATGACCACAAAACCATATCGTTACCTCGCCAACTGGCGAGAACGCCAGAAAGCCAAACGACAGGCCGAAAAGCTGTCTTTTGCCATTTTCAACATTTTACGCGACCTCACTCAGTCTCACTCTGATCGTCCGCTCGAAACGTTAACAGGCGGAGATAGGGGCGGGCGCCCTGTGACATATGCGGATCTGGCGGATCTGGGCCTGCATTCTCTGAGACAAAAAGAAACGCCACCAAACGACCAGAAACACTAAGGACTGACCAATGACCACAATACATCAACCTGCCAGTGAAACGGCAGGGGCCGCGATCGCCTCTGACGTTCGCAAGGAATTACTTTCCCGCAAGAAAGTGGGTAAGGCTGGACTGCCGTTCCACATCGTACGCGAAGACCAGATCAAAACCCGCTGGACTGAAAGCGAAGCCGCGACAATCAAAACCGTGGCCGGCGCCATGTCGTCCAATCCCGCAGTTGAAACCAATACCGCCGCTATCCGGGGGTTTCTGGCGATGTTTGCCGAATCACCGGAGATGCTGGCCCACGTCCATGCTGAGTTAAAAGCCGCGGGATTGCCGATTCCCGACTGGTTGCCGCCGGCGCCGGGAGGTGCCAAATGATTGTTCGAACAGAAGACGTTAAAAACGTCGCCGACATCATCGGCAGGCGGTTGGATATTCCCGGGGAAGACACCCGGGTTATGGCAATCACAGGGGCGCTGTTGGGCACGGTGACCGCGTTTTATTCCCGCAAACAAAGCCCCTCAGAAAAAGTGGTGCGTGAGGCTCTGGGTGGTGATGCATGATAGACGTCCGCTGCTTTTATCCAAACGTGATAAACGTCATCAGCGTCAGTGGCGGCAAGGACAGCTTGGCAATGTGGCTGCTGGCCCGCGAGGCCGGCGTTGAGCACCAGACAGTTTTTGCTGATACCGGTCATGAGCACCCGGCCACGATGGAGTACCTGAAATACCTGGAGGGAAAACTCGGGCCGATCCGCCGTGTGTCTGCTGACTTTACCGCCAACATCGAGGGCAAGCGGCGGTTTATTGCCGAAAAATGGCCTGTTTCGCTGGTTGAGGAATGCGGCTTCACGCCGGAACGGGCGGCCGAAATCATCGAGCAGGCGCTATCGCTGCTGTATCCCACCGGCAATCCGTTCCTCGACCTCTGCATGTGGAAAGGACGTTTTCCATCTACGCGCCGGCGTTTTTGCACCACGGAACTGAAGCATGAACCCATTCGGGTTCAAGTCCTCGATCCGCTCATCAACAACGGCTTGAATGTCATCAGTTGGCAAGGTGTCCGTGCCCAGGAATCCCGCGCGCGCGCCGGCCTTGCCGAATGGGAAGAGGGTTTCGACATCGGGCCGCGTCTGGCCATCTATCGACCGATCCTGACGTGGACGCACGATGATGTTTTTGCTTTGGCTCGTCGGCATGGCATCAAGCCCAACCCTCTCTATCAGCAAGGTTGCAAGCGGGTAGGTTGCATGCCGTGTATCAACGTCAGCAAGTCCGAGATGGCGGAGATATTCAAGCGTTGGCCGGAAGAAATTACTCGAGTGGCCGAATGGGAGCACCTCGTAGCGGCGTGCTCTCGCAGGCAGAACAGCACGTTCTTCCCCTCGACAAATGATCCGGTGAAATCTGAACGCCGCATCGATTTCATATCCGTAGAAACGCACGGAATCGAGACATACCGCGAATGGGCTATGACTGAACGCGGCGGCCGGCAATTTAATCTGCTGGGCGAGACCGAGGACCTCACCGTCTGCAACAGTGTCTATGCGGGGGTGTGCGAATGAACAATCTGATTAAGCCTCTTGATCGTCGATTTCGCGACAAGAACAGCGTGATTGTGCATGTCACCGGGTATGGGCCAGCCACACAGCGGGTAATCTTCATACGGCCAGGGTACGACTACCCCTGTGCGCGACCGGTTTCTTACGTAAAGCAATATTTTACTGAGGTTGAAGATAACCATGCGCGCAGACCGGAAATACTGGAGAGGAAATAGCCATGAACACGGCCGAAGTGATCCAGTTCCCCGGCATCTCAGCAGGGGAACAAACCGGGAGCAACAGGATGAAAAACCAGAAGAGTGGTTACATCCCGCTGTATCGGAGCATCATGAAAAAACCATGGGCAAAAGACGTTTATCTGCGCACGCTGTGGGAAAACATCCTGATGAGTGCAGCCAGACAGCCGTATACGGCGCAGTTTAAAGGGTATGAATGGCAGTTACAGTCCGGCCAGTTGGTAACAACGGCTGCGGATTTAGGACTGTCACTGTGCGACAGGAAAGGTAAGCCAACCAGCCGTGATGCGGTTGAACGTATGTTGGCGTTTTTTGTAAAGGAAGGGATGATTTCTGTTGACGGCGAGAAGCAAAAAGGGCGGGTGATTACCGTTCTGAATTACACTGGATACGCCGAAAAAATAGACAATTTACCCGCACATGAGTCCGCACAAACAACCGCACATGACAAAGCCAGCAATGGCGCGGCTTCCGGCGATGGTGCCGCACATACGCCCGCACAAATAACCGCACATCATGAACAAGAAGGTAATAACAAGAATAAAAGATCTTCTTCGTTGCCGAATTCTGACGAATTCACCAACACCGACGAAACGGCATCATCCCCTGATGGTTTTCTGGATCGCCACCCAGATGCGTCGGTGTACACCCCGAGCGGGAAGTCATGGGGGACCGCTGATGACCTGACGGCCGCGCGCTGGATGTACAAAAAAATACTGGTGGTGGACGCATCGGCAAAAACACCCAACTGGGCCGAATGGGCAAATGTGATCCGCCTGATGCGCGAACAGGATAGCCGCAGCCACCGGGAGATCTGCGAATTGTTCCGATGGGCAAATGCTGATGCGTTCTGGGGCAGCAACATCCTGAGTCCGAAGAAACTGCGTAAGCAGTGGGGAACGCTGAAAGCCCAGCAGCAAAACCGGGGCGGTAAACCGCAACGCGAGACTCTGGACTGGGATAACACCGATTGGGCTGATGGGCTAGGGGGGCTGATATGAAATCTCTCCGGTCATTGAAAAATCACATCGATGCCCGTAATGGAGCCGCACTGGCCAGCATGTCAGGCCCTATGCAACCGGCGATCTGCTTTGAGCCGGACGACAATGTTCGAGCCCTGTTTAACAACCTGTTTCGCCAGTTGCGGGTAATTTTTCCGGCGATCAGCGCTCACATCAAAACGCAGGCAGAACTTGATGAGTTACGCCAGCAGTGGACTCGGGCATTCGCGGAAAACGGCATCAATTCAAAGTCGGTTATCGAAATTGGTCTGCAACGGGCCCGGATGAGTGAGTCTCCGTTCCTGCCATCGCCAGGCCAGTTTGTTGTCTGGTGCAGGGAGGGGGCGACTCAACTGGCAGGGTTGCCCAGCGCAGAAGACGTGATGGCAGAGTTTCGTCGTTACAGTAAAAATCGCGGGGAGTGCTTGTCCGCCGAGGCGTTCCCCTGGTCCCATCCGGTTATGTACTGGATCGTCACTGACATGCGTCGCGCGATGTATCAGTACAACCACACTGAAGGCGAATTGCTGAAATTCGCAGAGCGCCAGTTGAGCAAATGGGGAAAGAAAATTTTATCTGGTGAGCGAATCCCTGAGCCCAAAGTGCAGATCCCAAACTTAAAACGTCCACCGCCAACGGTGGTAGAAAAGGGCTTGTCCACGCCTGAGACCGAGGCAAAAGGCAAAGCTTGGTTAGACGCGCTCCGGCAGCGTAATGCCTGGAAAAACATAACGACCAAATGAGGACTGACCAATGAGCATCATTTTCAAAAATGCACTGATTTATCGCCTGTCGCGAGAGCTGGACTGGGCTGATCTGGAGCAGAAGTTGACGGCGTTCGCATTCACGCCATGCGGCAGCCATGACCGGGCAAAAACCGGCTGGGTTTCGCCGATAGATCCGCTGCTGGATGTGCTGGCGCACCAGGCCAACGGGCAAATTCTTCTCACGTTGCAGCGTGAAGAGAAAATCCTGCCGGCGCCGGTGATTGCGCGCGAGCTGGCGGCCAAGGTGGAAAAGCTGGAAGCCGAACAGCGACGCCGCCTGAAAAAAACCGAGAAAGACGCGCTGAAAGACGAAGTTATTCAGACGCTGCTGCCGCGTGCGTTCAGTAAGTACCATGCCACCAACGTCTGGATTAACGCAGGGGCCGGGTTGATCGTCGTGGATGCCGCCAGCGCTAAAAAAGCGGAGGACGCGCTGGCGCTGCTGCGTAAAAGCCTCGGCTCACTGCCGGTGGTGCCGCTGACGCTGGAAACGCCGATCGAGCTGACGCTGACCGAGTGGGTGCGCGCCGGCGCGGCACCGGCCGGATTCGCCCTGCAGGACGAGGCTGAGCTGAAAGCGGTACTGGAAGAGGGTGGCGTATTGCGTAGCAAACACCAGGACCTAACCGCCGACGAAATTACCAATCACATTAAAGCGGGAAAACTGGTCACTAAGCTGGCGCTGGAATGGCGGGAGCGGATCTCGTTCGTTTTGGGCGATGACGGTAGCCTGAAAAAGCTGAAATTCGCCGATGTGTTGCTGGACCAGAACGCTGACGCCGAAGACGTAGCGGCGCGTTTCGATGCTGACTTCGTGCTGCTGACTGGCGAACTGGCCGCGCTGATCCGTGAACTGGTGGTGGCGCTGGGTGGGGAATCTAAACGTAGTGACGCGGTGACGGTCATTACCGCCGATAGCGACGAACTGGATAAAGATCCACTCTATTCTGATACCGCTAAATTTCTTACAGGCAAAACAGAAGCCTCTATTTCCCAGCTACAACGCCATTTCCGTATCGGTTATAACCGTGCTGCCAGGCTGATAGAAGCGCTGGAGAGTGAAGGCGTAATCTCTGCGCCTGAGCATAACGGCATTCGTAAAGTGTTGGCCGGGGAGGGTGTGGCATGAGCTATCAACTGCATGTTGGCGATTGCCTGGAATCCCTGCGCCACCTACCGGAGCAATCCGTTCACTGCTGCGTGACCAGTCCGCCATATTACGGTTTGCGTGATTACGGCGTTGCCGGACAGATTGGTTTGGAGCAAACGCCGGACGAGTATATTGCCGCGCTTGTAGCCGTGTTCCGTGAGACCCGCCGTGTTCTGCGTGACGACGGCACGCTCTGGCTCAACATCGGCGACAGCTACGCCGGCACCGGTGGGCGCGGCCCGCAGTCCGGCAAGGCGTTCAAGGGCCGGGCTCGTCAGCGGGAAACCATTACCCGAGCTGCGCGGGTGCGTGGCCCTGGACTCAAGGAAAAGGATCTGGTCGGCATTCCCTGGATGCTGGCCTTCGCGCTGCGCGCCGATGGTTGGTATCTGCGCCAGGAAATCATCTGGCACAAGACCAATCCCATGCCGGAGTCCGTGACGGACCGGTGCACAAAAGCCCACGAGCAGATCTTCCTTCTGAGCAAGAGTCCGCGCTACTTCTTCGACTCGAAGGCCATCAAAGAGCCCGTATCCGGTACGGCGCATAGCCGCGGGCACGGAGTCAACCCGAAGGCGGCCGCCAATGCGTTCGGAAGCAAGCAGAATTCCAGCTTTTCCGAGGCTGTACGCGGGCTGGTGGAAGAGCGCAACCGGCGGACAGTGTGGCTGGTTCCCGTCCAAGGCTATACCGGGGCTCATTTCGCCACGTTCCCGCCATCCCTCATCGAGCCCTGCATCCTGGCCGGATCCCCTCAGGGGGGGGTAGTCCTCGATCCGTTCGGCGGCAGCGGTACAACCGCTGGTGTTGCTCTGGCGCACAATCGCCGCGCTGTCCTCTGCGAGCTGAACCCAGAGTATGCCGCGCTCATCCCTGGGCGGGTGTCGTCGATCGCCCAGAGAATCACGGGAGAGTCGGCCCGGCAGGCCATGACGGAAGAAACAAGGAGCGCGGTCAATGAATAATTCCTACGTAGAGGCTCTCAACGCGCTGCGCGAACAGCCTGCCCACGAGCTACGGGAAGTCGGCGATCAATGGCGGACCTCGGAAGCGCTATTCTGGGGCATTAACGCGATGTTTGGCCCGTTTGTACTGGATCTGTTCGCTGAAGAAGACAATGCCAAGTGCGAGGCGTTTTACTCTTCTACGGACAACGCGCTGGTGCAGGACTGGGCCGAGCGCCTGGCGGAGCTGAACGGCGCCGCGTTTGCTAATCCGCCGTACTCCCGCGCCAAGCAGCATGACGGCCAGTACATCACTGGCATGCGACACATCATCGACTACACCATGGACATGCGGGAGCGCGGCGGGCGGTACGTGTTTCTCATCAAAGCGGCGACATCCGAAGTGTGGTGGCCGGAGCAGGCCGACCACATCGCGTTTATCCGCGGCCGCCTGGGGTTCGACCTGCCGACATGGTTCCGGCCGAAGGATGAAAAGCAGGTTCCTACCGGCGCGTTCTTTGCTGGCGCCATCGCCGTTTTCGATAAAGCGTGGCGCGGGCCGGCCAGCGGCTACATCGAGCGCGATCGGTTGCTGGTGCAGGGAAGGGCGTTTATGGCGCAGATCCGGCGCGAGGCCGCTCAGCTGGCTCGCCAAAACCAACTCCAAAATATTCCAGAAATTATTCCAGTGCCGGACACCGGCAACACCGTCTGGCCGTCTGAGGTCAATTTCTTGTTCGGGCAGATCCCGGCGGCGTGCACGCTGGCCGATGGCCTGCAGCACAAACTCCGTTGGCACATCAACCGCCTGCGCATGGAGGGGATGCTGGACTCCGAGGCTATAGCCATCGCCACGTCACTGGCTGAGCAGATGGGTGCGACCGTAACCGCAGAAGAAGGAGCGGCATCATGAGGGAAATCATTGTCGATAATTTTGCCGGCGGCGGCGGGGCGTCAACGGGCATCGAGATGGCGATCGGCCGCAGTGTTGATATTGCGATTAACCATGACCCAAATGCGATTGCCATGCATTCCACCAACCACCCGGACACGCTGCACTACTGCGAATCGGTGTTCGATATCGACCCGGTGGCCGCCACCGCCGGTCGCGCGGTTGGGCTGGCATGGTTTAGTCCCGACTGCACCCATTATTCAAAAGCCCGCGGCAGCAAACCGGTGAAAAAGGAGATCAGGGGGTTGGCCTGGATTGTTCTGCGCTGGGCGCTGGCAGTGCGCCCGCGCGTCATGATGCTGGAGAACGTTGAGGAGTTCAAAACTTGGGGGCCGCTGCTGACTGACGTAGATGGCACACAACGGCCGGACCCGGCGCGCGCGGGGGAAACGTTCGCGGCATTCGTCGGCATGCTGGGCGCCGGCGTACCGGCGGGGCATCCGGCGCTGGCCGAGGTGTGCGAGTTTTTGGAGATCGATCCCGGCAGTGAATACGCCCAGCAGCTGGTGCGCGGGCTTGGGTATGCTGTCGATCACCGAGAATTACGAGCAGACAACTACGGCACGCCGCAGCGCCGACGGCGCTTCTTTATGGTCATGCGCTGCGATCGTCGGCCTATCGTTTGGCCTGAACCCACATATGGAGATCCGAAATCTCCGGAGGTGCGGGCCGGCCAGCTAAAACCCTGGCGTACCGCGGCAGATTGCATTGATTGGTCGATCGCGTCCCCGTCGATTTTCGAGCGCAGGAAGCCGCTGGCCGACAATACTCTGCGCCGCATCTCAAAGGGATTGTGGCGACATGTCCTCACCAACGCCGAGCCGTTCATTGTCACGAACACCACCGGTCATCCCGGCGTAGGTATTGGCGTTCCGCTACCTACCGTTACCACTGGCGGTCATCATATGCTTGGACAGCCGGTACTGGCACCATTCACGTCTGGCGCCGGCGGCCCGAAATACTCCGGTAAACCGGTCGCCATAAATCAGCCGTTCGGTACGCTCACTTCTGATAACCATCGTGCGTTGGTGGCCCCTGTGCTGGCACCGTTGCGCGGCACGAACGAGGCGCAGCTTTTTGGGCACAGCGTAGAGCTCCCGCTATCAACAGTAACAGCCAGCGGTGCGCATCACGCAATCGCGGCCGTGCATCTGGCTCACCTGACGCATCACGGCGATCGCGCTGGTATATCGCCGGATGAACCACTACCGACGGTGACGGCGGCGCACCGTGGCGAACAGGCGATGATTACTGCCAGTCTTGTAGATATGGGGCATGGCGAATCATGCAGCACTGGCGCGCGCCGGTGGAGTGATGGCAACCGCTTGATGGAAACCCCGCTGAATACTGTCACCGCCAGCGCCTCGCCGAGCGCGCTGACAACAGCATTATTCGAGCAGGCGAACGGTGGGTTTTACAATGGCGACGGCCATGCTGCTGACGCTCCAATGTCTACGCTCACTGCGGCTGGCAGCAATCAGCGGTTGGTGACAGCCTATATGGTCAAGTACTACGGCACCGGTGACCGCGGGCAATCCGCTGATGAACCAATGCATACCATAACAACGAAGGATAGGATCGGTGTCGTTCGGGCTGTAAAGATTCCCGCGGATCTCCTGTCGCCTGAGTTGCGGGATAAGGCGCGCCGGTGTGCGGAGCTGCTGCATAAATTCCTCCCCGAGCATTTCGGTGAGTTCACCGAAATGGTGCTGATGAGCCACCGCGGTACATGGTGGGTGCTGGTCGATATCACGCTGCGCATGCTCCAGCCGCCGGAGTTGTACGCCGCCCAAGGTTTTCCTGGCTGGTACGTCATTGATATGGATTACCGCGGCGTTCGCCACACGAAAAGCGCACAGACCGCTCGCTGTGGTAACGCCGTTCCGCCGCAATTATCTGAGGCGTTGGTACGCGCAAATCTACCAGAGTTATGCACCGAACGGCAGGAGGTGGCGGCATGACCAAGTGGACTCACAACGGTTTGGCACATGACCTGGCGGAACACCTCCGCCAAAATACAGCGCGTTTCGTCTGGGAGGACATGCAACTGGGGCCGGCGGGCAGCCCGCGCCCCGATGTATATGCGGTGCCATTCAGTTTCAGCAAGTTCTGCCCCATCGTCTACGAGTGCAAAATCAGCGTATCCGATTTCCGTGCCGACGTGACCAAGGGCAAGTACATTAGCTATCTGCCATTCGCCAGCGGGGTGGTGTTCGCCGTGCCCGAGGGGCTGATCAAAAAAACTGATTTGCCCACCGGCTGCGGGCTGATGATCCGCGGTGAAAACGGTTGGCGGACAGTCAAAGGTCCAACAATGAACGCGGTCGACAATCTACCGCGGGACGCCTGGATAAAGCTGTTGATTGACGGCATTCAGCGCGAAAGCAATCGCACAGAGATAAAGACCCGGCAAGGGTACATCTGGTTTACGGAGAAGGAGTTGGCGAAGCGTCATGGTGATGAGGTGGCTCAGCTTGTGGTGCAGGCGTATCTGTCCGCTGAATGGCTCCGTGATGCCTCAGCGAAACGGGAGGCAGCGCGGGAGGAAATCATCCGCGAGACTGAAGAGGAGAAAAAACGGAGATGGGAAGCGCTGGAGCGGTCCACCGGGCGACTGAATGATGCTCAGATGGAATTGGCGTCTGCGCTCGGGTTACCTGATGACGCCACTATTCCTCAGTTAACGCGGGCGATTTGTGAAGCGCGCAACAGGCTTGCGGGTGACAGCGAAATTCAGCGTTTTCGTAACCTTTTTCGCTATCTCGAACGCACTATCGCCGATGGTAACGAACCATTGCCTGGGGAGCATTCAGCATGACAACTGCAACCTGCAGCAAATCCCCGAAAAAGCACAAAACCGAAGCGTTGGGCGTACTGCTGCCTGGCGGCGGCATTAAATACTGTACCGATCACGATCGCGAGGTAATGAAAGGGATGCCTGTCGGCACCCCGATCTCGCTTTCTCCATTAGGTGACCGCCGCAACATCAAGCATCACCGCAAATTCTGGGCGTTGTTGGATCTTGGCTTTCAATATTGGGAGCCAGAATGGACATTCGTCAGCGCGCCGGAGGTATGGATAGCGGAGGAGGTGGCGCGCGAGTTGGCGCAGGAAGCTGGAGATCTCTCGCTGTATGACAACGTGACAAAGGGTATTGCCGCGCGCGTACTGAATAAAGTGGCTGCCCAGCGCCGCCGCCGGTTCGATCCGGAAACGGTGAAGACCAAGGACGCCTACCTGAACCACGTCATGATCAAGGCGGAATTTTATGATCTGGTGCCCAACCCGGACGGCGGAACGTTGAAACAACGCTGGAGCATCGCATTTGCCAATATGGATCAGGCTGCGTTTGATGGCGTTTACCGCGGTGTGGCCGGGGTGATCTGGACTGAAACGCTGAGCGGCTATTTTGTTGACGAGGCGGAAATGGAGATGGTCGTTAACCAACTGATGGGGTTCTAATGATGAAGAAAGCGCCTGCATTTAGAAGCGGAGCCCTGCGCGATTCGGCACGTGGCCGGGCCTGTGCGCTACAGATTCCGGGAATTTGTAATTGCAATCGGGAAACCACGGTATTGTGCCATCTGCCCAGCACAACGCACGGCATGGCCTACAAGTCAGATGATTTCTTTGCCGTTTTCGGCTGTTCGGCGTGCCATGGTGTGATTGATGGCCGCGTGCCGTACGACTGGCGCCCCGGCGAAAAGGAGGAAACTTATTTGGCTGCGCTGCATGCCACATGGCGCACCTGGTTCGAAGAGGAGACTCTGGCGGCGAAAGGGGGCAAATTTGCGTAATTCAATCGACGCGCTGGACGCCATCGGCACGCGAGCGAAACTGGAGACGGGCGGCGGCCGGGTGCGCAAGGTCATCCGACAGTCGGAACTGGAAGAGCAGGCGGCGTTGATTGAGTGGGCGGCACTGGTCACAGTCAACGGTATCTGCCCAGGCCGCTACCTGATTCATATTCCCAATGAAGGTAAGCGCGGGCCGAAGGCAGCAGCCGACGCCAAGCGGTTGGGCATGCGCGCCGGCGTTAGCGATTTATTGCTGGCACTGCCGCGCGGCGGGTATGCCGGGCTATGGATTGAAATGAAAGCCACCGGCGGGCGGCCGACGCCGGGGCAACTGGAATGGCAGGAACTGATGCGTGCCGCCGGCTACCGCGCCGAAATTTGCTATGGATTTGACGCAGCGCGATCAGAAATCGAGAATTATTTGCAGAAATAGGGATAATCGGCAATATCATTGCCAATTGTGCAACATTGGATAGAATCAGTCCTATGACCATCGCCGGGACTGACCAAATGACCATAGCTATAGAACAACTTATCAAACTGCACGATCCACGCTGCATGAGTATCGAATCACTGAATGTGGGGCGCGGGCGTGCAATCCTAACCAAAGAGCAGATATTGGGAGCGTTCGCCACCGCCCAGCACCATCATACCGTTGGTTTTGATTTGTTGATGGCAAAATATCGCCATGATGGCCAGGCAGAAAAGCGTATTCGGGCATCTATTACAAATTGGGTAAATGCTCGGCCTCATCTAGAACATGCCATAACCGCCTGCCAGATTGCGTTAAGCATGGTGCTGGAGCGCAATCTCCCCGCGCAAATTGATCATATCGCCAAGTTATTGCGCAGATATGGCTCCCAATCATCACAAACACGCATGAATACCGATGCGCTCCAGGCCGAAATCAAGCAACTGGAAAAGTTGCGCGGTCGGGATCGTGTCAGCGATGATGAATATCAACGTATCGGCCAGCAGATAGAGCAATTATCGTTAAGAGTTGAAGCTGAACGTGCGGCATTGCGCACATGGTCTGAGCATCAGGCTGCGCAGAGCAATGTTTGCCCCCGCTGTAGCGGTACCGGAAAAACGTTACGGCCAGCCGTTGTGTTGTGTAATGAATGCGGCGGGCATGGACGAATTACGGCAACGTTTGAGCATCTGCGAAAATCACTGGCTATCACAGGGGCTGAGATACCGGCGCGCGAGTGGCCGGAATATTTAGATCTGACGAAGCGTTGCATGCGCTGGCTGTATATTGAAGAATCGGAAGCCAGTGTTCTTATATCGGATAGGGTAAAATCAGAACTGAGGGGATAATAGTAATGAATGATGAGTTTATGATTTTGTCAAAAATCGATGTGGCGGAAAGGCAACTAAATCAGTCTATCCGGTTGTTTTTTGAAGAAGACGATCCTGTGTCCATTCGAACTCTTGCTGAGGCAGTTGGTGCGGTTCTATCTACAATTAGTCCGTATAAGGGCATTATTCGGGATAAAACTATTCCACATCCCATGAGCTATAGAGATTGGTTGAATAAAAACTTTGAACCTAGAAACTTCTTTAAACATGCAGATAATGATGCAGAGGAAACTCTGGATTTCAATCCCAAAGGCAATGAGCTCGTTTTACTTGAAGCGGTAATGATGTTCAATCAGCTTAAACAAGATTGGACGCCTGAAACAAAAGTCTACTACTGCTGGTGTCTGCTAAATCACCCAGACTTATGGGATGAAGAGACGGAAGACATGTTGTACATTAAAGGTTTGGGTTTACAGGTAAATAATAGCAAAAAATTCTACTCAAAATTTATTGATGATGTGAAAGAGGGGCGTAGGACTTTATGAGAAGAAGCCCCGATTGACTTACCTGATATAACGCGCTAAATTCCAGAAAGATACCGGAGTATGCCTTAAAAAGCTGCTCCGGTTTTTTATTGGTCAGTCCTCAAGCCGTATGGTTCGCCCAGCGGTTTTTTTATTTCCTATACACCGACCAAGCGGGAGGTGGAGAGCGTGAAAATGAAACTTAATCCAGTTAAGCTTCTCTCGGTACTGTTACTGGCGGGCTGTACGACAACATATCAACCCGAACAACAGCCAACCGTTGTAGTAGAACCAACAGTTTCCGTACCGTTAACAGTTGATAACTGCTTGGTAGGTTGTCCAACGGGCGGTAGCTCGCAGACGCTTATTCGTGACGCGTACACACTGAACAACAACGCATCGACCAAATTTGCGAATTGGGTTGCGTATAAAATGACGAAAGATAGCCAGGCAAGCGGTCGATCGCGTAAGTGGCGTCAAGACCCCGATTTACCCGCGTCTGACACGCTAGCTAACGCAGCATACACTGGCGCAAATGCTGCGTTAGCTGTGGATCGCGGGCATCAGGCGCCACTCGCGGGCTTGGGAGGATCGTCGGATTGGCAGGCGCTCAACTATCTATCAAACATTACGCCGCAAAAATCTGACCTCAATCAGGGAGCGTGGGTACGATTAGAAGATAAGGAGCGCTTATTGGCAACTGATAGTGCCCCAGTTTATTCTGTTACTGGCCCATTGTTTGAAAGAGATATTGGTGAGTTGCCAAACGCTGCGGGAGTTAAAATTCCAAGTGGCTACTGGAAAATTATATTTATTGGTACCAGCCCAGACCAGGGCCAGTTCTCAGCGTTCTTAATGGATCAGAGCACGCCGAGGAACGCGGACTTCTGTAGCTACCAGGTTACGGTTGATAGCATCGAGCAGAAAACGAATCCGCGGTTGACTGTTTGGTCAGATCTCCCTGCAAACATTGCTGCTATCGTCAAATCGCAAAAGGGAACGTTGGCCCAAAATAAATTTGGGTGCCCCTAATACACAACATTCATGAATTCACAGGCTCACTTCGGTGGGCCTTTTCTTTTCCCGTAAATCACACACAGCTCCATCCGAATAATCGGGGGTGAGGCTATGAGGCGAATGAGCGCGATATATAGCAAGCTATCATATGGATCCGGGACCGCATTAACGGGTGCAGGCGTATCAGAAAAGGCATATTCATCAGTAACGAATCAACCATCGTGGCAGTTATTTGACGCAATTTCAGTATTAACGCTGAGCGATTGGGCAATAATCGTCGGCATGATATGCACCATCGGTACGTTTGCGTTGAATTGGTACTACAAACGCAAGGAATTTAATCTGAAGGCTGGGGGATAAGCTAATGGCTAAGCGTAAAATCGCGGCAGCCATTGTCTGTTCCGTCAGCGTGATTATTGGCATTGTGCTGAACGACGTCGATCAATATAAATCGGTGACCGGAAACAGCTTACGCTTCAGCCAGGCTGCAATGGAAGTGATGGGCAATGCTGAAGGTTGCCGCCGGGAACCGTATTTGTGTCCGGCAAAAATCGTTACGCAAGGTATCGGCCACACAGGGAAAGGTTCGGGCATGGTGGCCCAGGCCAGCGATCAGCAAATCGCGCAGTGGTTTGCTGAGGACCAACTGGATGCACAGAATTGTATTGAGGCAAATGTAGAGCGAAAGTTGGGAAAGCAATTGCCGCAAGGTGTGTTCGATGGGATTGGGAGTTTTATTTTTAATGTCGGATGCACGAAGTTTCTTAGATCTACGATGTATCGCCACTTGATTAACCAGGCGTACACGGCGGCCTGCAACCAATTACCTCGATGGGTTTATGCAGGAAAAGAAATTCTGGCGGGGCTGGTTACTCGTCGTGAGAAAGAAAAGGCTCTTTGCTTAAACTTCTGAATATCGTTCTGGTTTGGTTGTTAAATGTTCAAATTAACCGTGATTTGATAACGCTACGCAAAATCTGAATCACTCGCCATCATCAATCCCTTCACTTTTTAACAGAGAAACCATGTTATCCACGAAAACTAAGCTGCTGCTGATCGGCGGCGCGCTGGCGGCTGCGTTCGGCGCCGGGTGGTATGTGCAAGGATTGCGCTGGGATGCGGGTATTGCGGAGCGAGAAAGCGCTGCGTCTGCTGCAAGCGAGCAACGCGCAGAGACGATAACAGCAAATGTCATCACATCACTGCGCATCATAAACACTATCACTCAGGCCAACGCAGATGAAAAACAGAAAACACGGCAGCGGTCGGAAACGCGAATCGTCTACATTCGGCAGGCTCTGGTCAGTGACGTGTGTGCTACTCGGCCTGTCCCTGTTGACGCTGTCAACAGGTTGCGGGAACACGCGGACAGAATACGTGCCGGCACCGGTAGTGTCGATCCCGGTGGAGTTGCTGATTGATTGCATCATCCCCGAAATCCCTGCAGCGATGAGTTACGGTCAGAGTGTGGAACTGAATGAGCTCCTGCTAGCGGTAATCGAACAGTGCAATGCCGACAAAGCCGCTATCCGGCAAATCGAAGAATCCCGACACATTCACTGAGTGCTTGTGATAATGCTGTATACTTGCTCGAATATTTATAAGGAGTAAGAATGAGCACTGAACTAATTGATGTTAATTTATTGCAGTCAGCGCAGGAATCAGCTCGTTGGGCTTATTTGTCGATGATCGCGAGCTGGGTTTCCGCGATATCGGCGGTGTTCACTGCGATTATTGCAATCGTTGCCGTGCGCGTGGCATATAAGACAATGAATTCTTGGAAAGAGCAAGAAAAGCAAAATCAATCAATTAGGTTGAAACGTGCCGTTTTTTCTTATCGTGCAACCGTTGAGAGCGAATTACGCATAAATAGTGATGAGAAGAAAGCAAACTTTTACGACAGGCTATTTTCCTTGCGGGCAGATATACTGCATGAGTTAATCTTGGCAGGATTAGATAATCCTGAGTCAAACGAATATAAGCTTTTCGATGAGTTATTTATTAATCATGAGGCATTCGTAGCCGGTTCTTGTCCATGGAATAAATTGTTAGACAGTGCGGTGGCGCTTCAAGAATCGATACGGATAGAAAATTTAAAAAAATAAAACATATCATCCAAAAGCGATTAGTAAATAATGCCTAGGTACGAGAAAGATCGAAAAAGTGACTCTGCCCAACACGTTGGGGCAGCGCAGGTGGTCAATTGATATAATCGAATACAAGTTACAGCCCTGGCATTCGCCGGGGCTTTTTTATGTCGACAAACAAAGGTAATCCCCATGACACCGACCAACGATCAACAGATTGAACAGGAAATTCAGACCAAAGGTTTAACCGCGCCACGCGTCACGCCGGAGCATATTGCGAGTGTTATCCGTAGCGAATTCTATTTCACGGCAGGTGACGGCGTACGTGGCGAGTCTCATATGGGGACGTCACCGGCAGGTATCGCCAAAAGCCTCAATCAGTTAACTACCTGCGTGTTGGTGCTGCGCAACGGCTTCACCGTCACTGGCGAAAGCGCCTGCGTCAGCCCCGATAATTTCAATGCGGAGCTTGGCCGGAAGTATGCCCGGGAGAAAGCCATCAATAAAATTTGGGAGTTGGAAGGTTATCTGCTGAAGCAGCGTCTTTATGAGCAATCCGCAACCATGCCCTCAAATGCGGAGCCCGTTACTCTTTATCGCGACCAACTGGTAAGCATCAACGGCATCCCGTTCTTCCTGTTGGGTGATGTACAAGCCTATAGCGGCAGCAAAGGTAATGTCGCCCTGGCGTTCGAGCCACAGCCAGAGTGTTCTGGCGATGAAGCGTGCCGGTAAGACATTACAGAGCCACTTCCCAGAGGTGGTTCGATAATGCTTATTCAGTAGGACGTTATGGCAAAACACGATTGGAGCGCACTGTTGGCCGCTTTTCTGTCCGACAACGCGGAGACAGGCATCACCGCCCAGCGGTGGTGTGAGGAACGCGGTCTTAACTATCAGTCGGCACGTCGGTATATCAAGCCCCGTTCTGCGCAATCTGCGCAAAAGAAAGTGCGCAAAACTGCGCACAGTGCGCAGAAAGGTAAAAATGCGCAGAAGTGCGCAAAAGGCGGAAATGTACAGCAGGACAATGAAGATGAATCGACGGACGTGTTCGATGATGATGCCGGCACCTCGCGGCCAGACGCGGGATTAAACGGGCGAGACGAAAAGGGTCGCTTCACGGAAGGTAATCCCGGCAACCCGAACGCCGTTAGCCCATTCGTTCCAGGCCATCGGCATAGCGTAAAGCACAATGCTTACTCGCAATATCTGCCAGCGGGAGAGGAGTTTTTTGCAGCCAGTCGCGAGGCCGAACTGCGTGACGAACTGATATTCACCCGGGCCCGCGCGCTGTCTGTCACCAAAACGCTGAATAAAATCATGGAGGATTTGCAGAACGCGCCGGACATTGAAACCCGTATCGATCTGTATGACAAAATGCTCAAGGCGGAGCAGGGTTTAGACAGAAACATTGCCCGCATCGAATCGTTGGAAAACAGCCTGAGTAAATTGCAGATCGACGCCGTGAATGTTCCCCGGCTGACTGCTGACACCTACCGCATTAAGGCGGCCACCGCCAAGTTGAAAGCGGAAACGGCCAAGCTGACGGCGGATAACGCTGCCGTCGTCACTCCGTTGACTGAGGTTGTCGATGAGTTGCAGGAAAGCAATAAGGGCGGCCTGATATGAATGGCGCGGACATGACTGAACAGGAACAGATCGCGTTTATCAAGTCGCACCTGGCGGATCCGTGGTGGAGATTGAACAACCTGTACAAGGTGGTCAACGAAGAGGGCCTGTTGGTTACGTTCCGCATGCGGCCGGCTCAGCGCCAGCTTTTCGAGACCATGCACTACCGCAATATCATTTTGAAAGCCCGTCAGATTGGATTTTCTACGGCCATCGATATCTACCTGCTGGACCAGGCGCTGTTCAACAAAAATCTGTCATGCGGGATTATTGCCCAAGATAGGGAGGCGGCCGGGGAAATATTCAGCACGAAGATCGCCATTCCGTTCGACAATCTGCCCGGCTGGCTGCGGGCCTGCTTCCGAGTAGCATCGCGGCGAGAGGGGGCGAACAGTGGGCATATCGAATTTGCTCACGGTTCCAAGATCCGCGTGGCTACGTCGTTTCGTTCCGGCACCATCCAGCGCCTGCATATTTCCGAGCATGGGAAGATCTGCGCCAAGTATCCGGCCAAAGCCAAAGAAGTTCGTACCGGTACGCTGAACGCCATCAAAGACGGCTGTATCGTGTTCGACGAGTCCACGGCGGAAGGTGTCGGCGGCGATTTTCATACCATGAGCACCCGCGCGCTGGAGTTGTCTCAGTCCGGTGTTGAGTTGACGATGCAGGACTACAAGTTTCATTTCTACGCCTGGTGGCAGGATCCTAAATATTCCGCGCCGATGCCGGCCGGCGGTCTACGCCTGAGCAAATATCATCAGGAATACTTCGCCGCGGTGGAAGCTACGATGCGCATCACGCTGACGGATGAGCAAAAGCAATGGTACGTCCGCAAAGAGGTTGAGCAAGGCGAGGAAATGAAGCAGGAATTCCCGTCTACGCCGCAGGAAGCGTTTCTGACTTCTGGCCGCCGCGTGTTCCAGGCCATTACTGTAATGAAAGCCGAGGGCGCAACCCGACCGCCTCGCATTGTCTACGATATGGACCCGGTAACCGGCAAGCGTACCAAAGTGCAGGCGTTACGAGACGGCAGCAAAGACGAACTCCAGCGCACGCTGCAAAATCATCTGCTGGTCTGGGAATTGCCAGATCCGGATGAAGATTACGCGATAGGCGCGGATGTGGCCGAGGGGCTGGAAAGCGGTGATTGGTCATCATTTGATGTGGTGAAGAAATCCACCGGCGAGCAAGTGGCGCACTGGTTCGGCCATTTGGACGCGGAGCTGTTCGCTCAGTTGCTGGCGCACGTTGGCAAATGGTACAACACCGCTTATATCGGGCCGGAGCGCAATAACCACGGTCATGCAGTATTGCAGAAGCTGCGCGAGATTTACCCGGTCTTTTCCATTTACGCCGAGCAGTATCTGGACCGCGACAACGACGACGAGACGCCGAAGCTGGGTTGGCTTACTACCAAACAGAGCAAGCCGGTTATCACCGAAGGACTTAAGACGTTGCTGCGTGAGAACGCCAGCGGCATTCGCTGGATCGGCACCATCAACGAGTTAAATACCTACGTTTACAACGCCAAAGGCGCTATGGGTGCGCAAGAAGGCTGCTATGACGACCAGGTTATGAGTTACGCCATTGCACAAGAGATGCGTGCCCGCATGCCGGCGCGGCCACGACAGAAAGCTACAATTCGCAAACCCAATCACTGGATGACGCATTGATGAATACAGCAATGATCGAAGCCGAGGGCAGCACGCCGCGGCAGGATAATCGCGACCGTTTTACTCAGACGCAATTGCTCGATATCTGCGCTGATATCGACGCGCAGCCAGACTGGCGCACCACGGCGAACACCGCCTGTGCCTATTACGATGGCGATCAACTGGCGCCGGAGGTGGTCGCAAAATTGCGTGAGCGCGGGCAGCCGCTGACGATGCATAACCTTATTGCGCCCACAATCGACGGTGTGCTGGGTATGGAAGCCAAGACGCGCACCGATCTGCTGGTTATCGCGGACGATCCGGACGAGGAAATGGAGCAGTTGGCCGAGGCGGTCAATGCAGAGTTTGCCGACGCCTGCCGACTGGCCGGCGTGAACAAGGCCCGCAGCGATGCTTATGCTGATCAGATCAAGGCGGGGCTGTCGTGGGTTGAGGCTCGCCGTAATCCTGACCTATTTGGCCCTCGCTATAAAGTCGGGACGGTCCACCGAAACGAGGTGTTCTGGGATTGGCACAGCCGCGAAGCGGATCTAAGCGATTGCCGGTGGTTGATGCGTAAGCGCTGGCTGGATGTTGATGAAGTTAAAGCGACGTTTCCCGACATGGCAGAGGTTATCGACTACTCGATCAACGACTGGGTGGGGTTTGTTGATACGGATATCGCCGAGGGCCAAGAGTCGGCGCTCATCAGTGCGTATGATGAGTACCAGCAGTGGAGCAGGAAGGATACTGAATGGGTGAGTTCCAACCGCCGTCGTGTCATGTTGCAGGTGGTCTACTACCGGACCTATCAACAGTTGCCTGTGTTGGAGTTATCAAACGGCCGGGTTATCCAGTATGACAAAAATAACGTCATGCACGCCGTGGCGCTGGCCACCGGGCGGGTATCAGTCACCATGTCGCGAGTTAGCCGGATCCGTGAAGCGTGGTTCGTCGGCCCTCATTTCCTCGGCGATCGGCCGTGCTGCGCACCGCAGGGCATGTTTCCGCTGGTGCCGTTCTGGGGCTACCGCAAAGACAAAAGCGGCGCACCGTACGGACTGGCTTGCCGTGCTATCCCCGCGCAGGATGAAGTGAATTTCCGCCGTATCAAATTGACCTGGCTGTTACAGGCGAAACGCATCATCAAAGACGTCGATGCGGTCAATATGACCGATGAGCAGTTGGCTGAGCAGGTCGAGCGGCCGGATGGCATCGTCAACCTGAATCCCCATCGCCATCTCAAGACCACCGCGGCGGATGCCATAAACATTCAGCAGGATTTCCAGGTGGCGCAGCAGCAGTTCCAGGTTATGCAGGAGTCGATGAAACTCATTCAGGACGGGATGGGTGTTTACGCGGCATTTCTTGGGCAGGAGTCGGGCGCCAAGTCCGGCGTGGCGATCAGCAACCTGGTAGAACAGGGTGCCACCACGTTGGCGGAGATCAACGATAACTACCAATTCGCCTGCCAGCAGGTTGGGACACTACTGATGTCGTACCTGCTTGATGATCTGACCCGGCGCCGCAACTATAAAATTACGACCAATCGCGACGATCCGCGGCGCCGCAAGACGGTGACCATCAACGAGGAATCCGACGGCGGCATGAACAATGACGTTTCACGCCTACGCGCGCATATCGCGCTGGCGCCAATCCAGCAGACGCCGGCATACAAATCTCAGTTGGCTGAACGCATGTCTCAGGTTATTACCGGCCTGCCGCCGCAGGTACAAGCGATGGTGCTGGATATGTGGGTGGAATTGCTGGATGTGCCGAAGAAGGCCGAGTTTATCGAGCGGATCCGCAGCGCTTTGGGTACGCCGAAAGCACCGGACGAAATGACGCCGGAAGAACAGCAGGCCGCTCAGCAGCAACAGCAGGTGCAGGCGCAGCAGCAGGAACTGGCGATGCGTGAGATTGCCGGGAAGGTTGCTAAGCTGGAAGCAGAGGCGCAAAAAATTGCCGCCGCCGCGCTGCGTGAACAGACGCTGACCAACAGCCAGCGCTTTGATGACGCCAAGACGCAGGCGGAAACCGGCCGCATCCTCCAGGATATGGAGAAAATGAACCGGGAGGTGGACGCTCTGAAGGTGGAAATGATGCAGAGCATCCAGGCCCAGGTTGATGCAATTCCTTAACTATCAAAATAGTACTGATTAGGTCGCTCGTTCATAAAAGACCTTTGACTTGCTCAATGAAAGTTTTTATCATTAAGTAACACTGTATTTATATACAGTATTTTGGTGTTTAATCACATGGAGAATCTCAATGATAAAATACAGTTTATGTGCTCCTAATGATGGAGATACGATGACGGTAAGTGGCGGGGGAGGTTGGAGTTCGCCGGTGGGGGACGATCGGAAAGGCGGTGGCGGTAGCGATAAAGACAGTAGAGATTCGCAGGTTGATTTTAGTAAAAACCCTGAAAAGCAAGCTGTTGTAAATCCGTATCTGGCAGTCGCAGTGCCCATGACCGTTTATCCCATTAACGGCACATGGGGATTCACGATTAATACGGCGGTAATTGACACCGGTCTTGGCAAAATCAGCTCTCTTCTTAGCGAGGCACTTCCCGTTGCCGGGCGCCTTCTTGGTTTTACCGCAGGCGCATTGTGGCCTTCGAGTATTGCTCCAGACAGTATCGATCCGGCATTTAACAAGATGCAGCAGGAAAAATTGGCTCAATTGGCGGCTAAACAGGGAGTATTGAATAAAGGTTATAACGTTACTACGCTGCCGGCTAACCTGGTAACGGGTTTATCGGTCAGCCAAATTGGGAAACAACCTACTGCGCCGGCGAATGTTCTGGCTCAAGCAGTCATTGATCCTGCACTATCCAAACGTCAACTTACCGTTACCCGAGCAGCAATAAATGCGCCTGTTGCAAATATTCCGGTAGTTAAAGCGGAGAAGACAAAAGTATCCGGCGTATTTTCAGCTAAAATTCTCGCCGGAGAACCGGCTTTCCAAATTAAGTTGGAAAATACCCGGGCAGCCCAGGCTAAGAATCCTCCAAAAGTGAGAGATAATCCGGCCGTGTCGTCGTTTCTTTCCACTCCGGCTCCGGATACACATCATGCATTCGTTGATTTTGGCAGCGATCATGAGCCGGTTTATGTATCTGTCTCGAAGATTGTGACGGCAGAGGAAGAGAAGAAACAGGTTGAAGAAGCCAAAAAACGCGAACAGGAATGGTTGAAAAAACACCCGGAGGCGGTAGCGGAGCGAGAACTTGCAGAAAGAGTTAAAGATGTCAGTGACGCAAAAACAAATAGAGATAATATAAATGCGCAAATAGCCTCGCTTAACGAAAAGATATTAGACGCAAAGAGACAGATTGAGGGGGTTAAACGCGAGCAAGAGGCAGCGCCGATATCAAAAGCACTGCCTGAAGAAGAAGCATTGTTTATTTATTCAGCGGCTGAATCTTACATCAACAAACTCTCAGCGCAAATTGCGCAAGAAAAGAACGAACTTGTCAAAGCAGAACAAGCCATTACACATGCAGAACAACGCAGAAAAGATGCGGAGAAAAAAGCCAAGGACGAAAATGAGAAAAAACGCAACGGTGTTAAAGATAAAGGGCATCAGTATCATCCTGAACCGAAAATAGAAGAGATTAACGGATTAGGAGAATTAAAACCTGGTAAAAAGAAAACGCCAAAACAAGGAGGCGCAGGTAAGCGAGCACGCTGGATTGGTGATAAGGGCAACAAAATCTATGAGTGGGACTCTCAGCACGGTGAATTAGAAGGATATCGCGCTAGCGATGGTCAGCATCTAGGGGCTTTTGATCCAAAAACTGGGAAGCAGTTGAAACCTGCGGATCCTAAACGTAATATTAAAAAATATCTGTAAATTGGAGATTAATCATGGGATTGAAAGTACATCTACAGTGGTTTGACAAAAAAACAGAAGAATTCATTGGTGAAGAGTATTCTCCTGATCTGGGTGATGATGATGCGATCATAGAGTCAACATTAGCACCAAAGGAAAATGTTATTAATGACGGTTGGTTTGATTTGGTTGATAGCTGGATTTTTACGTTACAACCGCATTTCAAACAACAGATTGAATCATCAAAATATGATTATCAGGTGGCATTTGATTACCGTGATAAATGGTAACGGTTATATCAAATAACTAACGTCCGTCTTGCGTTTAAAGTTAATACGCGCTAAATTCCAGAAAGATACCGGAGTATGCCCAAAAAGCTGCTCCGGTTTTTTTATACCCGGATTATCCCCGTTAATGCTGTTAGTCCTTGCCCGCTTCGGCGGGTTTTTTTTGAAACCGAGTTCATACCGATAAGCGTTCTTTGATGAGAGCGCTTATTCGCATGGGCAGCGATACGCCTCAACCTTTCGGATCTATCCGACAAATAGACATGCAGGAGTCATAAGTGGACAACGTAGAACTGGATTTAACGGGTAACGAAACCCCGGAAGAACTGGAAGCGCTGCTGGATAAACTCGGTGATGTCGACGTCAGTGATGATGCCGGCACGGCGCCAGGTAATACAGCAGTCGCAGCAGAGAACACCGGAGCGCAGGGAACTGCCGGGCAGGCTGATGCAACGCAGTCGAATACGGGCGATACCAATACCGACACGCCGACGCCGGGCGCGACTACCGAGCAACAGCAAGATGCAGGGCAGGGCCAGCAGGCGGAACAGCCGAAAAGCATTCTGAGTAAAGACGGTAAACACGTCATTCCTTACGACGTATTGGAAGCGGAACGCGCTGAGAAGCGTCGCATCGCCGAAGAAAATCAGCGAACCGCCGCCGAGTTGGAAGAAGCTAAGCGTCAGTTGGCCGTATTTACGCGCCAGATTGCCTCGGCAGGCATGACGCCCGCCACCACCCCGGATAAGATCCAGATCACGCCCGAGCAAATCAACAGCGTCCGAGAGTCGTTCCCGGAAATCGGGACCGTGCTGGACGCCATGACGCAGAAGATCGAATACCTGCAAGGTCAGCAGCCGGCAGCGCCGATGGCGCAGCAGTCTCCCGGTGCTAACCCTGTAATGGCGGCGTTGGACGCAACGCCGGATCTGAAAGCGTGGCAGACAGGCGATCCAGACCGGTTCATGCTGGCAACGCACATCGACGAGACGCTCAAAAATGACTCTGCATGGAAAGACAAACCGTTAGCTGAACGATTCGCGGAAGTGGCGAAGCGTACCCGAGCCGCCTATGGCGAAGCCGTTGATCAGCCTGCACAACAGCAGGACGCGCAGCAGTCAGCCCCGGCAGTAACGGATACCAAACAACCGGCCGCCGAAGAAATTCAGCAAAAAGCTGCCGCCGCGCTGGCAACAGCAACAGCGGCCGCGCAATTACCCGCTTCACCGTCAGACGTTGGTCAGACGGCAACGCAATCCGCGTCACTGATCGAGCAAGCGGCGAACGCAGATCCCGATCAGTTACAGACGATGTTCGCCGGCATGACCGACGCGCAGATTGAAGCGTTGCTCGAACAAATCTGACGAAAGACCGAAACCCCATAAACCCGCCGCTGTGCGGGTTTTTTCATTTCTAGGGAGTCAATATGACTACGATTACCACCGCCCAAGCGAATAAGCTAATGCAGGTCGCGCTATTTACCGCATCCCAACGCAATCGCTCTTTCGTCAACGTCCTGACCGAGCTGGCGGAAGCACCCAAGTCCGTCACGCCAGACAAGAAGGGCGTTAAACAAACCGCTTTCACCGCGCCCGTTGTGCGCATCACCGACCTGCAGAAGCAGAAAGGGGATGAGGTCGACATGCAAATCGTCCACAAGTTGACTAAACGCCCAACGATGGGCGATGAGAACTTGGATGGCCGCAGCGAGAACTTGAACTTCTCCGATTTCTCTCTACGCATCAATCAGGGCCGCCATGTGGTCGACGCCGGCGGCAAGATGAGTGAGCAGCGCTACAAGCACAACCTTAATAAAACCGCTCGCGTTTTGCTGGGGACGTACTTCAACGACTTGCAGGACCAGTGCGCCACCGTCCATCTGGCTGGCGCCCGCGGCGATTTCATCGCGGACGATACCATCGTACCGCTGGAGAATCACGCCGAGTTTAGCAAGATCCTGGTGAACGATGTAACGCCCCCAACGTACGATCGCCACTTCTACGCCGGTGACGCGACCACGTTCTCTGGGCTGGATGCCGCCGATCTGTTCAATCTGGACGTCGTGGACAATCTGTCTCTGTACCTGGATGAAATGGCGCATCCGCTCCAGCCGGTCAAGATGAGCAAGGACGAGATGGCCGGTGAAGATCCGTTCTACGTGCTGTATGTCACTCCGCGTCAATGGAATGACTGGTACACCAGCACTGGAGGCAAGGACTGGCAGGCGATGATGACCCGCGCCATTCAGCGCAGCAAAGGGTTTGATCACCCGCTGTTCAAAGGCGAGTGCGCGATGTGGCGCAATGTTCTGGTGCGCAAGTACACCGGGATGCCGATCCGATTCAATCCGGGATCTGTCGTTACTGTGTCAAACAACGACGCGGCGGCAACGGTATCCCAAATTGAGGCGGCTACCACCATCGACCGCGCGCTGCTGCTGGGCGGCCAAGCACTGGCGAACGCTTACGGTACGGGCGAGGGCGGAGGGCATTTCGGCTATCACGAAGAGCCGAAAGATCACGGCAACCGGAAAGAGATCTCTGTGCGCTGGATCAATGGACTGAAAAAAATCCGCTTTCAGGACAAGACCGGTCGCATCAACGACCATGGCGTTATCGCCGTTGACTCGGCGATCAAGATCTAACCCCGCCACCTCTTGCGGGCTCCGGTCCGCTTCATAAACCGAATTCTGGAGAGAAACACTATGGCTATCATTCAGGCCCCGTCCGTTCGCGACGCGGTTTATCAGGGGCCGCAGGGCAATCTGTCCCTCGCGGAAGGCCAGGTCACTCTGGCTGCCGCAGCAATCGGCGATGTCGTTGAACTGCTGGAACTGCCCATTGGCACGCGCATCTACTCCGTGGATGTGATCAGCGCTGCGCTAGGCGCAAATACTACCGTGGCGATCAGCGTTGGCGATCATGCGTTGCTGCCGGCGTTCAACACCGCCGCCGCGGTCTCCAGCTCCACGCCGGTCGCTCCGTACACTACTGCTACCCAGGGCGAGAAGGTGAAGGCGACCATCGCTGGCGCAGCAGCTACCGGCTCGCTAACGGTCATCATCAAGTATGTGGCCGTCGGCTACTAAGCGTCGTTTCTGTTAACCCCATGAGGCCCGCCATTGCGCGGGTTTCATCTTTTTAAGGATCAAAATAATGGCTGAGAAAATCTCAATCACTTATATCGGCGGGAAGAAGCAGAAACGCGATACCGTAACCGGTAGCCGTCTTATTTTCCCACGTCTGAAACCCGTCGATGTCGATAGCGACATCGCACATCAATTGCTGGCGTTCCCGACTGTGTGGGTTGAGTCCGCCAGTGCAGAAGCCGCGCTGAATCAACAGGCATCCGATGAGGAAGCCAAAGCCGCGCTGGCCGCTGAGGAATTGGCGCGTCTGCAGGCAGAAGCCGCAGCCAATAGTTGGGTGGTGAAAATCGGCGACGAAGAAGTCGATCTGGCGAAGCTCACCTCCGCGCAGTTGGCAACGCTGGTTGAATCGGAAGATCTGGATCTGACGAAAGGCGCGCAGGAAAAGGTTGATGAATTCCGTGCCCGCGTACGTGAAGCCATCAAGACCAAAGCGGAGGCGTAAATCATGGCGACACCTGACGACTTCATTCCCGTGGTCCGTCGCTACATTAACGGCCCACTGGATCTACAGATCTGGGAATCGCTGATCGAAGCGGCCATCACGTTCTGCCGCGAATCCCTATATTGCCGCGATGTTCAGACAATTGACAATGTAACGGCGGGCACCGTCTACACATTAATGGGCGGGGCTGCCCAACGCGCAGTTAAGCTGTTTCAGATCCTCGATTACAGCGATCAAGTGACCACGCCCAGCGCGCCGGCCAAGCTGTTGCGCGCCGGCAAAGCATTCACTGTATCGGCGGCTGGCACGGTGAAGTTCAATGCTGACTATGGACGCATCGTTGCGTTCTTCGCCAGCGCCCCGACGCGGGACGCTACCGAGGTTCAGGACGTGCTATTCAATGACTGGGCTGAAACGCTTGCCCACGGCGCACTGGAAAGCCTTTACCTGATGCACGGGCAAGAGTGGAGCGATGCGCAGCGCGCAGCCTACTTCAAGCAAGTTTTCACTGACGGCTACCGCCGCGCTTACCGCGAGGCGCTCGACCGCCCCGGCACAACATGGATCCCCAACCCCGTTATCACGCATGAGTTCTACTGATGACCACCATCAATGACATTATCGGCCGGGCCAATGCGCAGCTTGTCGATCCGCTGTGGCTGCGCTGGTCCAAGTCCGAGCTTATCGACTATTACAACGATGCCATCAACGCCGTCATTATCATTCGGCCCGACGCCGGGCGCTCTGATGAGACATTCACCTGCGCTGCCGGCGCGCGGCAGGAGTTGCCCGCCGGCGCGTTGCGGCTGCTGGAAGTTGTGCGGGTGACGGGTGGCCGGGGCGTCATGCCGATCCGGCGCGAGCAGTTGGATTATCAGTTTCCTGACTGGTATAGCCGGACGGGTGTCATTGAGCGCTACATCTTCGATACCCGAAACCCGCGTGTGTTTTACGTGTTCCCCGGCGCAGTGGCGGGCTCTCAGTTGGAAATCAGCGTATCCCGTCTACCTGGTGCGGCCACGATCGCCGACCTGGCGCCGGCGGCGAACACGGTGTTCCCGCTTGAAGAGCTCTATATCAACCCTGTGCTGGAGTGGATCCTGTTCCGCGCCTTCGGCAAAGACGCGGAGAGCGGCGCCAACGCGCAATTATCCTCGCAGCACTATCAGATCTTTGTCGACCTGCTGGGTGTCAAGTCCCAGACAGACAACGCGCCTACTGCCGGTGCGCCCCCGGCGCAGCCGCCGCAACAGCAGGGAGGTAGTGCACAATGAGCGTATTGATCAGCGGCGTGTTGGTGACGCCGGCCGGCGTGCCGGTCCCCAATGCGGAAATCACGTTCACCGCCCTGACCAATGGCGACAGCGTGCTGAACGGCTTTTCTGCGTCGATAACGACCGATGCCGCCGGCGCGTATTCGATACCGTTGGAGCTGTGCTCCTACTCAATTTCGATCCAGGCCAACGGCCAGAACATGCTTTATGGCTCCGTGTCGATCACTAACGACACCACGCCCTCAACGATAAACGACCTGCTGGCGCAGGCCGCGTTGGAGCAATCCATAACGCCGCAGATTATCGTCTATTTCCAGGAGATCCAGACTGACGTCACGGCCAAACTGGCGACGATGCAGACGCTATCCACCAGCGCCACGAATGCGGCTGCGGCCGCCGCTTCAGCGCGGGATGCCGCAGCACAGTATGCTGCCAATCTCAGTGCCGCCGTTACTGCAGCGCAGAACGCCAGTGCATCAGCGACCACTGCCGCCAATAGTGCAACGGCTGCGAAAGATGCAGCAGAGGCCGCCGCCGCAAACGCGCAGAATACGCTCGACAGCACGATGAAAAAATCTGCGAACTTATCTGATTTGGCCGATGTGGCTGAAAGTCGCGCAAACCTGGGTTTA